CCCAAGCGTCGCCGTATACCCGCGCGTCGCCGTATACCCGCGCGTTGTCGTATACCCAAGCGTCGCCGAATACCCGCGCGTTGCCGTATACCCGCGCGTCGCCGCATACCCGCGCGTTGTCGTATACCCAAGCGTTGTCGTATACCCAAGCGTTGCCGAATACCCGCGCGTCGCCGAATACCCAAGCGTCGCCGAATACCCAAGCGTCGCCTTCCTGCGGAAGGTTGTCTTCCTTCTCAATCCAGCCGCCTAAATCTCCAGCTTTTGTAATGATATATTCGCCAACAACAATATCGCGCAGCGCGCGGATACGGTGCAGGACATGTTCGCCGCAATTCCTCGTTTCGCTTGTCAGTTCGTACTTATTCATTTGATTCGCAACCTTTCCGCCGTGCGATTCACACGGGCCTTTTCTTGTTCGGGTAGACCGCCTCGCCAAAGCCCAGGGCGTGGCTTTCCGGAGCCATGCCGGGGGTGATGCGGCGGCGTCCGGCGGGGCAGGGCTCCTCGTCCCTGTTCCGACGTCTGGCGATCCACGCCCGGAGCCTGTCCATGGGCGTCTGCTTGCAGTCCCGGGCCGTGGCGGCCATGTAGTGCCGCCCGTAGTGTCCTCCCTGCTCGATCATTGACAAATCCCTCCTGTTCGGTTATAATAGTAACGAATTTTTCCTTTTGCTCCTGAGACGTTGATGCTGGCAGGCGTCAGCGTCTCTTTTTCATACGTCCTCCCCCATACAGGCCAGGGGGCCTTCATAGCCAAGGGCCCGGAGGAAGGCCGCGCGCGGGGCGTAGGCTCGGGGATTCTTCTTGCCCCTGGACATGAGCCGGACGCCCATGTAGGGCTTCTTTTCCTTGGCCATGATGTTGATGGCGTATCGGTCACCCCCGGCAAGCTCGTGCATCTCGCGGGTCCCGATCAGCGCGCTGGGGTTCATGGCGGCTTCTCGTAGAGTCATGGTTCGTCTCCTTTCTCATAGTGTGTGCACAGGTCATGGGGCAAGCGCTGCTTGACGCGGGGATAGGAGCAGTGGCCATAACAGGTGGGCAAATACCCGCCGCGGTACTGGTCGCCCTTGACGTAGTGCTGGATGTAGTGCGCACAGGTGGCGCACATGGGTACGGTCCTGTCGTGGTAGACCAGGGCAAGGTAGCGGTCGTGGTCGGTCATGGTCGGGCCTCCTTCATGGATTACATACATATTGTATGTATCCTTGCAAGCTGCATTATAGTACAATCTGTATGTAATGTCAATAGGAGGCGGAAAATTTTTGATCAATGCAAGGCTTCGGGAAGAAAGGATTAAGCACAAACTTACCCAACAGGCTATGGCTGATAATCTTGGCATCTCGCTGAACGGCTATCAAAAGTATGAGCAAGCCGAGCGTCAACCTTCCCTTGATTGCTTGGTGAGGATAGCGGATATCCTCGACGTATCTACTGACTATCTCCTTGGCCGGGATGATTTTCTCGCAAGATACGCTGATGGACATTGAACATATCTTCAAGCCTGTCCCACATACTGCATCTGCCAACCCGCTCACCAGATTCTATCTTCTGGTAATACACAAGCGTTACGCCTATTTCATCCGCCACCTGCTGCTGGGTCATACCTGCGGCCTGGCGGGCCTGTTTGAGCTTCTCCCGCATGGCTACCTCCTTTCCAACTGCGTCAGCACCTCGGTGAGGGAGGCCTGGGCTTCGTGGATTTCATGGACATATTTGCGTTTCCCGGCCTCATCGTCCAGGCGGCCGTCCAGGGCGTCGCGCTCGATCAGGTCCTGCATGGCGAGGACGTCGGCCAGCTGATGGCGGGCGTTGAGCACGGCCACGGGGAGAGCCAGGTTTGGGGCCTCTTCCGGGTAATGCTCCCGGTAGCTGTCATGGTTGGAGCGCATCCAGCGGTGCCACAGGCCGCGGCAGTTGTAGAGCTTCTCCATGCGCCACACGTCCTCCGGGGTTGGCTTGGTTTCGCCTGATTCCCAGCGCTTGACGGTGCTTTCGCTGGCGCCCAGGTCACTTGCGGCATGCCACTGGGTCAGCCCGGCGGCTTCCCGGGCCTTGCGCAGGTCCTGGTGGGTACATTCCGGCATGTTGATCGCCTCCTTGGTGTGGTAGAATCAGAGCGACGGGGGATGTCAGGGGGTGGTGGCGTCGCGGGATTGGAGGGCCTGGCGGATGATGTAGACCATTTGCTGGTTAACACTTCGTCCTTCGCTCTTTGCCGCTTTCAAGAGGAGATCGTAGAGCGAGAAGTCCATCCTGATGGCCGTTGCCTTGATTTGGTCCTTGTCTGCCATTAGATTCTCCTTTCCATCAGGTGTTAACACCTTGATTATACCATGGTGTTAACACCGTGTCAATACTTTGTTAATAGCTTTTTCTGTTTTCACGGTGCTATCATAGTGAAAACATAGTATAAAGGGGGTGATATACTTGCCATCGCTCATCCCATTAAGGGGAGTCAGGATGTCAGATGACCTATACCTCAAACTTCGTTTCATTGCGGAGAGGGAAAACCGCTCTTTTAACCAGGAAGCGGTTTTTATCCTCCGAAGGTTCGTTGATGAGTACGAGTCTGAAAACGGCGTTATCCCCGTTGACACCGACAGCATGTACGAGTGAACGCGAAAGGGAGGAAAGCAATGCCTTCTGTTATGCCAAAGTTTACATTGCGAACGGATCGGGAAACATTGGAAAAGTTTCGATACATTGCAGACAACAACTTCCGAACCGTCAACAAAGAGCTTGAGATGCTTATGCTTAGGCACATTGCCGACTACGAACGCGAGCACGGGCCGATCAAGGTGATGGAGGATGAGAATGGATGACCTGGAGTATCGCTTCCTAATCCGCTTCGGAACTGGAACCGTAATGTTCCGAAGAGACTTCGACATCCTTCCTACGTCCGAGAAGACCGTGGCATATCAGCTGGAGCGCAAGGGGCTGCTGACCTTTCAAAAGATCAAAGACCTTGACGGGAACACTGTTGACGGAATCATCCTTGAACCTTCCGGGCGCGTAGCCTTAGCCAAGGCCGCTCTTGATCGACAGAAGAAGCATGATGAGGATGCCAGAGCAGAAAAGCAGCGCGAGGAAGATAAAAAGCAGGCCGACATAGATCGAAAGAAGCAGCTCAGGCACGACTGGGGGATAGCCCTTTTCTCCAGCTTCACCGGCCTCATAGGCGGCGCGATACTTGACCACTTCACTGATATAGTAGAGCTCTGTGTAAGGCTTTGGGGACTTGTGTTTCCGCATTGAGATACCTCCTTATCTGTCCGTCATCTTTTACGTGTCCCTGGATTACTTGGTCGGGCGGTCAGATGATCCGGCGCGGCGGTAGCCTCGTCCTCTCTGAAGAACTCCGTCCAGGGGATGCCCAGAACTTCGGACAGGCGCTTGGCCGTGGTGACGGAGGGGCGGCGCTGGCCGGTTTCGATGTACCTATATCCTTGGTAACTGAGACCGGCACGTTTCGCCGTCTGCGTTATCGTAAGCCCCTTGCCCTCTCGAACCTTTTGGATGTACAAAATCGTTGTCATCACCTCCATCAACGTTTTGTTATACCTATTATATAACAATGCGTTTAACTTGTCAACATATTGTTGAAAATATTTTCTTGCACGCATAAACAGGCTGTTGTAAAATTGTAATGGAGGAGAATGCAGTGGATAACCGATTCAAAGCAGCCAGAATGCGAAAGGGAATTACTCAGAAGGAAGCCGCTATAACGCTTGGTGTAAGTGTTCAAGCTGTTTCTTATTGGGAAACAGGCGCAAGAATGCCATCGAAAAAGACCCTTTCAGAACTGGCTGATTTATACGGAGTTACAGTAGATTATCTAATTGGTCGCGAGGAAGAAAGAGACAAGCAAAAGGCCAAAGAGAGCCTTTCCCGTCAATTCGGCCGGGAGCAAGAGCCGCTCATCGAAAATATGCTTGACCGGCTGGAACGGCTGACCCCTGAGCAGCTCGACCAGCTTGAAAGATATATAAGGTTTTTGGAACAGGAAGGGAAATAAAAGGAGGTACTTTGAGATGAAACGGGTATGGGCGGGTTTACTTTCAGCCGTTACAATAGTCTTTTGTTCGCTCGCGAATGCAGAAGTAAAGTCATCCATCCAGACAACTTTGAAAAACCTCTTTACCATCAATGACGTGATGACAACCGTTGAATATTCAGACGATATGGAGGCTTATGCCGTTACGCTTCAAATAGATATACCCTATCAAGATGTTGAAAAAAATAAGGATCAATGGGCTAAATTAAAGCAGAACGCTGAGGAAATGCTCATATCTGCAAGAGACTTTTTGTCCTTTTCGAATGAGCAAATTCCTGATATCTATTTAATGCTTGATTTTGCAGGAGAGAAAGAAGAAGGAGCAACTTTTGAGTATGAAATTTTAAGCACTGAAGACGGTATAGAAATTGTGTTTGATTGCTTGTCGGGAAAAGATTTGGAGAAGGATTCCGATGAAGAGGGCGGGATTGCCGCCTTTGAAAATTTGGCCTACGAAGTTTTAATTAAAAAAACGCTGACGCTTAATCCGATTCTTCAAGAAATAGAAGGCGATGTTTCTTATTCGTGGTATTCATCCAACGAAGATGTTGCAACTGTATCAAAAGGGAAAGTTAAAGGTATTTCAGAGGGAACTTGTAAAATCACATGCGAGGTCACTGCACAGAATGGAAAGATTTATACGGCGGTTTGTGATGTTGATGTTTTGATACCTCTATCTTCCATCAAGTCAGATAAAACGAGCATTACTCTCCCGGCGCGTGGTGCAAGAGAATATACACCCATCCTGTCATTTTCGCCCGAAAATGCAACGCGAAAGAGCGTTACATGGGAATCGTCAGATGATGGCGTCGCTTATGTTAATGAAGATGGTAATATTGTAGGAGGTTATTTCGCAGGGAATTGTACCATCACAGGAACAGCAAATGACGGATCAGGTAAAAAGGTGAAAATCAAAGTTAAAGTCCCGGCGTGTTACATTGATATGGACAAAATCGAAGTAACAGAGGAGGAAGGGTTAGACGTTCCGATGGTGTTCGCGAATGGATATAGAATTGAAAATGGGCGTACCGCGCCAATTGTTCCTGATGTATATACGAAAAGCAAAAATTTCTCAGTCTCAACCGGCTATTATTTCAGCAACGCAGGAAGCGGGTGGGATAATGTTAGCATAATTCCTATTAAAGCGGGAAACGGGGATTTGATAATTGAAACAAATCCGTTTATGAGCAGGACAACAAAAACAGTCACCATAAAGAGCTCTGCCATTAGAAGCAAAAAAACATACCCGCCGATGGATATTGATCAGTTTTGTTCAGCGCCGGATCAGCACATCGGGGAAAAGGTTAGCATAAAGGGAAGTGCTCTAAATATACAGGACAACGGATTGACTCTCGCGTGTGATACGGACAAGACAAAGCATTACTTTTTCATAGATTCTGATGGATTTAATTTGAAGAATGAAGATGTGTATACATTCTATGGAATAGTTGACTCTTTTTCCACCTATGAAACGGAAACAGGGCTGAAATATGTGTGTCCTGTTTTGACGAAGGTTACCGTCGATAAGTAAGGAGGGAGGCCGCTCTTCTGAGCGACCCACCCCCGTGTCTTACCGTAGTTTGTCCATCCACTGGTCAACAAGCTTGCGCCTTTCATCCGGCAAGCGGATATATGCCGCCGTGATCCGGGTTATCTGCTTCCAACGCTTATTCTTCATCAGTTGTTCCTTTCTTTGTCGTTTCCGCGCTGCCGATGGGTCTGTTCCAGCGGGTTGCGTCGTGGTGAAACTTGCGGTCGTGCCAGGTGAGCGGACGAAATGGGACATGGCGCCGGGTACTTTTCTTGTTCATGGTATGGTTGCCTCCTTGTGTAAATTTTGAAAAACCTCGCCAACCATACCACATGATGGAAATAAAATAACAATAAGCATCAAAGTAATTTTCAAATCGACAGAAATAGAAAAGGACAGCATGTTATGGCATGTCGAAAGTGCAAGCGGGAAATCCCTGATGATTCGGTTTTTTGTCCTTGGTGCGGAATCAGGCAGGAAAAGAAGTCCGGAACACGAAAAAAAGGGAACGGAACAGGATATGCCTACAAACGTGGATCAACATGGACGGCATGTGTAACCATCGGTTTTTATACCGACAAAAGCGGCGTTGTCCATCGAAAATACAGGACCAAGGGCGGATTTCCAACCAAGACAGACGCCACAAATTATTGTCAATCCCTTTTTGTCAGTACTAAGGCAAACAGTACGATGACCATGCAGGAAGTATACGACAAGTGGCACGATGAACATGAATCCCGTGTAGGATCAACAACGATTAAAGGATATAGCGCCGCATATAAATGGTTTTCTCGTCTGCATTACATCCAGATGAGACTTATCAAGGCTACTGACTTACAGCAATGCATCGATGAATGCCCGCGGGGGAAACGCGTAAAGGAGGACATGAAAACAGTAGCGGGCCTATTGTATAAATGGGCTTACAACAATGATGTCGTAGACAAAAATTATGCTATCAACCTTTTTACGGGAAAGGACATCAAAGGAACACGGCCAGCGTTTACGATGGAAGAGGTTGAGAAGATCAGGCAATCTGTAGGGGTGAAGCCATACGCTGATTATGTGTACGTCCTAATTTATACTGGGTTTCGGCCTTCCGAACTGTTTGCGCTGACGAAATCCTCCTACAGCAATGGAATCCTCGTTGGCGGCGCGAAAACGAAGGCAGGCAAGAACAGGCTCGTTCCTGTATCGCCAAAAATAAAAAAAATCATCGAAGAAAGGTTCGCCGCCGACAGCGAATATCTCTTCCCCCGTGATCGCAAAAAAATGGATGAAGCATATTTCAGAAATGTGTGTTTTGCGCCTCTTATGGAATCGCTCGGAATCGCGAATCGTGTTCCGTACTCATGTAGGCATACGTTTGCTAACTTGCTTAAAAATGTAAGCGGGAGCGATACGGATAAAGCTGCCCTTATGGGACATGCGGACGCCTCTATGACTAAGTACTACCAATCCGAAGAAATGACTATGCTAAAGCAGATTATTGACTCCCTATGACATACGCATGCATTACAAGCGTCAATATACCCCTTGATTTCCCTCACAACAGCGATGGTTCGGGACCAAAAGGCCGCGGGTTCGAATCCCGCCACTTCGACGCAGCAGCCCTTGAAAATCAAGGGCTGCTGTTTTTTTGTCTTGTTGTCTATACATTTCTATGCACTACAACGTGCATTACATTTATGCACTACAAAAGCGGGCAGAAATACACTGCCCGCTTGAACTATTACCCCTTCTTCGCGATGCACTCATAGTACATCTTGACCTTGCCATCCTTGGCGTCAGGATCGTCCATAAACGCCTTGGCCATGTCGGCGTAGAAATTGACGTTATCGACGCCGTGCTGCTTGGCAACCTTGCAATAGTCGGAATACATGGCATTGATGACGGCAAAGAACTCCACGATCTTCTCCTTGCCTTCGATGCCGAAGTTCCGGGCGTACTGCTTGATCTCATCAAGAGACCACCGCTCACCCTTGGAGCCGTCCTCCTTGCGCATGGACTTCACCCAGCGCTTGGCTTCTTCCTCCGTCAAGTGCTTGCCCTGGCCTTCCTCGTAGGATTCGCCAAAGCCGATCATCGGCTCGCGCTCCTCCATTCGGCCACGGCTTTCTTCGCGGCGGCTGCCCATGTTATCCTGAGGCGGGCGATACCTCCGGCCATATTCGCGCATATCCGTTACGTTCCCCCCATATTCGCCGCCATAGGGCGGATAATGCCGCATGGTCTGATCGTCATAACGATCCATTGGCGGATAGATCGGGATATAGGCATCCCATACGACGGTACCGACGCCGTCCATGGCCCGGCGCTCCTGCCGGTTTTCACGCGGCCAGACATCCTGATAGCGCATATCCTGACGATAGCGGCCATCATCCATGCCGTTGTCCATCGTATCCCGGCGGCGGTCGGTGTACTGGTTATTGCCCTCATCGCCTCTTGCGAATCGACCATCTTCACGACGCCGCTGCCCGCCGCGGGAGGAAACCATCATCATCCGGGCAGTTCTGCTCATGCTCATGCCGTAGCGCCTCCTTGTGCGGGGGCCGTCCCCGTGATAGCGGGCCGGTTATTGCTCCTTGCGCAGCATACGCGGCCCAGAAGGCGGAACGCACCGCCCGTTGGCGTGGTCGCGACCCTGGTTGCATACCTTGTCCGGGTACGGATGCCCGAGGCGGTGACAGGCGTTCCGTCACACGACAGCAGCGGATACGTCTCGGTTCCCGCGCCGATGGTGATGACAACCGGGGCCGTGATGGTTGTTGCCTCAGGGATCGCCTGAGCCACAACGAGGCAGTACTTGCAGTTGTTAGCATAAGCGCCTTCTGGCAAATTGATCGTCAGGGTGCCGCCCGCGAAGGTGACGGCCTGGCTGATAATCAGACGGTCACACAGACGGCAGGGATTGTTGCAAGCCATACTTTTCATCCTTTCTCAGGGGCGGCAGGAACACCTGCCGCCCCGAATGACAGCCGATCAGGCTGCGCAGCCGTAGCAGCCGCAGTTGTGGTTGCTCGTGCCGCAATAGGGATAGGGCGCGGGAACCTGGTAAGAGGGGACGGGCTGGGGATGGATCGCGCCGACGCTGCGGTTGATGGCCGCGGTATTGGCGTCCATCGCCGCCATCAGGACAGCGTTCTGGTTGGACTGGGAGGCCGCCAGCTGCAGCTGGAAGATCTGCTGATTCTGCTCGGCGATCTTCGCGTCCTTGGCAGCAACAGCCTGAGCGCTCAGCGCGTCGAGGATGGCGCGGGTGCCGCTGTTCTGGCTGTCAATGATGTCACGGGCGGCTGTGTTGATGGTCTGCCGGGTGTCGCAGGACTGGGTAGCCAGGTCATAGCGCACGCCCTGGATGGCGTTCTGCGTCTTGCAGCAGCAGTCCTGGAGGTTGTAGCCGAGCTGACACAGCGAGCGATCGACGCCGTTGAAGCCCTGCATCATGCCCATCTGGGTAGTGTTGAAGCCGCCGGTGATGGCGTTGTTGAGGGCGTAGGTGCTGTCGCAGATGCCCTGCTGGATGCCTGCAACGCTACGCTGAAGGTCGTTGAGCATGAAGCCGTCGGTGATGTCGGCGCGGGTCACCATGCCGCTGATGACAGGAACAACGCCGCCATTGCCGCCGTTGCCGTTGCCATTGCCAAAGCCCCACTGCCCACCGAAGATCAGGGCGATAATCAGGAAGGCGAAAATCCAAGAGCCGTCGCCGCCCCACATACCTCCGCCACCGTTGCCGCCGCCATTGCTGTCAGCGCCCAGGGCATAGCCAGTCGCAAAATCATTATCCATGGTCATTCTCCTTTTGGTTGATTTATATCGTAACAGGGTGTGCACCCCCCGGTTACTTCAAAGGAAGGCCGAACTGTTTGGCAACGTCGTTTATGTTCAAACCGCGCTCACGGTACATGTTTTCTGCCGTCTGCCGAAGCTGGGCCGGATTCTTGCCGCCGATGATATTCATCACCTGCTGAACCTGAGGCGTATTGCCAAACATCTGCTGCATCATCTGCATAGGGTTGCCGCCGCCGCGCATCATCTGCAAGAGCATCATCAGGGGATTCACTCGTCCTCAACCTCCATTCTTGCGCGCTGCTTCTGGCGCTTTTCCATGGCTTTAACGCGGTCGCTCAGGTCTTCCACCTGCTTGGCGAAGCTCTCAGCCAGTTGGTTAACCGCATCCATGGAGGCGTAGGAAACGGAAGGAGAAGGATCCCCCTGCTCCGGCTGATCCGACAGGCGATATTCCCGGAAATCAGACCCGCCGGTGGCCGCGTTGAATTGCTTGGTGTAGATCACACCGTGACCCCGATCGACATACACACCAAGGGAGCCGTCAAAGCTGACCTGCTGGGCAAGGGCTTCCTCCTTGCCAGTTACAAGGGCCGCAAGAACCCCCGGCCTTTGAGGTGCTTGCTGCTGCGGATAAAACATTCCTTGCGCCGCGGGGGCTTGCATGGGCTGAACCATCTGCGGGGGCTGCTGACCCCGATCCGTGTAAGGGTTGGCCATGAAGCCAGGATTGTAACTGTAATTAGGGTACGGTATGGGTTGGCTCATCGTTATCACCTCGCTATGATTTTCGCAAAAATCGCATCAAAGGAACACGAAGTGAAAGCGCAATGAAAAAGCAAATCGTTAGTAATTTTCGGCAATAAAAAAACCGGAGCCGTTCGCTCCGGTAATGTTCCGTGATGTCGTTGTATTACTTGTTTTCGTTCTCAGCGATGTAGGCAAGAGCATCTTTGTAGTTGCTGTGGGTGTACCAGGTCGGTACATAGCCTTCCCCGCCCTCGTTGTGGACGTTGTTGTATTCAGTTGCACGGCGTTTGGCCTGCTCCTCGTTATCCACAATATAGCCATGCTCGCAGGCTTCGACGATCTGCTTGCATTCCTCGACATGCTTCCGTATTCTTTCCAGCTCTTCCTCTTTCACGCGCTCGGCCTCGATGCGCTTATAAGATTCCGCTTCCTCCTCGGTAATAATCCATGCCTGATTGTTGCATCCCTGGAATTCTCCGTCTGCGGGGCGGGCGGGCATGTCCTCCCATCCGATGTGCGGCAGCTCGATAGCATCGCCCTGGGCGATAAAGCCATAGTCCTGGTACCACTCTACATAGTGCGTCTTTTCTTCCTCGTTCAGCCTGCGGGCATTACTGATGGTCACACCGTGTGCGGGGGAATATTCAATCGTAAGCATTTTTCTGTCCTTTCTGCCCTCGTAACCTCCGGGGCGGGTTGTTATCATTCGATAGTGTAAACCGGGTAACCCGTAGGTGGGACGGCGTACCCTTCAACCTCTACCTCATAACGGTCTTGACGCTCATAAATTCGAACCTTTGCTTGTGCATTCTCAAGGCCGCGCACCTTTTCAATAAAAACACCGTTCATAAGTATATTGTAGTAAACTTTGGACATTGTTCTTGCTTCCTTTTTTTGGTGGGCTTTTGCTTCCCTTACCCTCCTGACATGCTTATTATATTACATGAACACATGTAAATCAATATCGGAATATGTACCATTCTTTTAAGCGTTTTTTTGTACAATATTACATGTTTACATGTGTCCGTTCTCGTGCTATTCTATGAAATGGAGGGATGTGCAATGTCAAAGCATTATGAGCAACGCAAGGAATCCAATAAACGATATCTTTCCAACTTTGATAATATCGTTATGCGAGTGCCTAAAGAATCCGGCCTTAAGCAAACTATAACCGCTCATGCGGAAAGCATGGGGGAATCGGTCAACGCATTTGTTCTGCGCGCAATAAGCGAGGCAATGGAACGCGATTCCAAAAGAGCAAAGTAAAAGAGGGGTGCGACCCTATCGGTCGCACCCCTTCCATCACTCAAGAAACCCCTTGTTTCGATGAACCACATACTGGACGCCGCGGGGCGACATACCGACCTCCTCGGCAAGAGATTCGTAGGTAATTCCGTCGATCAGCTTCCGTCTGAGGATCATTCGATCCCGCTCGGAATGGATTCGTTCGGAAATTCGGAAGCTAAGCTCGCTGTTCAGCATTCGGGCCTCCTGTTCTGATCGTTATCGCATACCCTTTGTCAATCCTTTTTCGGCGTATCGTAAGTCATTGCCTGCTTGCTGTCGCCAAGGCTCTTTGTGGTTGGATCGTTGACCACGCCCAGGATAGCCAGCACTGCAAAGACCGCGTTGACAGCGGCGAGAACGCGCTTGTCAAGGTCGCCGAAATCAAGGGCGAAACCAAAGATGGCGGCCACCGTCTGAACCAAAAGGAACAGCGCCGGGACCAGGGTGAGCCAGAAGTCGATGTTGCAAATCCTTACTTTCCAATTGATCTTGTTCATGTCAATCCTCCTTATTTATCGGCCTCGGAGCCAGTTGTCGATTTCTCCGCTTGCCTCTACCATGGTGTTGGTGTTTCCGTCGTGCAACTCATGTTCCAAAAGCGCCTGTACACCCGCGCATACGGCCATCAGACCGGTTCTCAGGTCTCCAAGACGGTTTTCGTGATCGTCCAGCCGTCGCTTGTCCATGTCCAGCTTCTTCATCACATCGTCCATTCTTCCCACCATGTCCTCCTGGGGCTTGCGCCACTTGCGCAGGCGGTCGACGGTGGCGCCCACCAGGTTGATGACGGTGCAGATGCCCACCAACACCAGCAGCGCCCCCGTCACGTTGTTCAGTGTCAGCCAGTCCATCAGCTTGCCTCCTCGACAATTGTCGCCCCCGGATACAACCCCGCCAGCTTCTCCGCTTGCTCCCGGCTCAAACCGGTGATGGTCACCGTGTAGATCACCACAGCGCCGGAAGCCGCCGCCCGACCCAGCGCCGCCCAGGTCTTCGGCCCCACAATGCCGTCCGCTTTCAGTCCGTGCGCCTGCTGAAACGCCTTGACCGCCGCCTCGGTTTCCGCGCCGAAGGAGCCGTCCGCGCCATGCTTGGGCAGGCTGTACCCGGCCCGCAGGAGCAGCCCCTGGGCCTCGACAACGGTCGGGCCTTTGGCACCTTTGCGGATGGTGTCGCGCTGCTCTGTACCGCTGCTGTTGCCGCCTGTGCCAAGCGCACCCTCTGACGGCGCGTCCGTCTCGCCGTCCACCAACGCATCCATCCCTTTGGGGATGGCGTAGTGCGTCCACCTGCCCGCGCTGATGGCGGTACGCACCACCCCTGTGTCATGCCCGGAGGCGTGGACGATCGTCCCGTCGCCCAGAGCAATGCCGGTATGGCCCATCGTGCCGGGCTTGTCCTCCCGATAGAGGATGCACAGCAGGTCATCCGGTGCGTCCTTGATGTCGCCTTTCCGCAGCCAGTCGCCTTTGCGCCACTGGCTGGTCGCGCCGCTGATGTTGACGCCCTCAATCCCCGCCGCCGCGCAGCCCCGGCGTACCAGCTGGGCGCAGTCGTAGCAAAGCTTGCCGTCGTACTTGCAGCCCGTACAGGCCGCCTGTTTGCCCCTCATCACCGGGCAATTGCTTCGGATGGCGGCGGCGCTGTTTGGATACTGTTCCGCCCTGGCCCTGCGGTAGGCCGGTGTGCAGCGCTGGCCTGTCCCGCCCATGACGTAGGGGCTGCCCACCTGGGCAAGGGCCCAGGCGCGGAGGGTGTCAGCTTTGGTCATTGTCCGTCACCTCCTCAGCCATCCAATCCTCCGGCCTCACATCCGGCCCCCAGACGGTAGACGCCGCCGCGCATTGGTAGCGCTTGCCGTCCGTCCAGATCATCCACTCGCCCGCCTGATAGGCATCCTGCGCCCCGGTGGGCGCTGCCCAGGGCAGGGCATGGTCAGCGTCCGTGGCGTGGTAGGGCGACCACAGGGCCGGGGTCGCGTCCGGCGTCCAGTCCGGGTTGCCGGTGCTGTCGTGGGTCTGTGCGCAGCGATAGGGCGCGCCATCGTGGATGGCAACGGCCCCCGCCGTGTGCGGGCCTGGTCGCCACACCCTCAGCAGCGGGGCCAGGTCAATCACATCATTGGCCGGGGCTGTTGCCGCCTCCGCCATCGTCCGGGCTTGCCGGGCAATCAGCAGGCCAAGGGCCCGCATCCTTGCCGCATCATTGGTTGTTTGCATCGCTGATCCCTCCCATCATGGCCTCTAACATCTCCTCCGCCGTCAGCACCGGCACAGGCGGCGTGTAGTCCGCGTCCATCTCCGCCTGGGTGCGCTCGACGGCCTGGCCGTCCACTAACTTGTAGCGGTACATGCCCCGGTCGTCCATCAGGGGGCCGTCTAAGTAGTTGCCCTGGGCGTGGTGGTAGCGGTCGCCGTAGCCCTCGTCGATCTTCGTCCAGCCGTAGGTGTCGGCCAAAAAGGCGTCGCTGTTGATCTCCAAGATTCGGCCCACGTCATCCGTGCGGACGTAGACACCATAGGGTGCTTGGTGCATTGTGTTGTCCATAATTGATTCCTTCCTTTACAGGTTCGCGTCAAATGTCAGCACGTCCTCAGTCGCAAACATCAGGGTCGCGGCGTGGGCGCTGGGGATACCATCGGCGGTGACCTGATACAGCACGCCGTCAGCCTTGACATGGACGCCGCCGATGGCGGTGGCCGTGTACTGTGTGCCGTTGCAGATCACGCGCAGGTTACTGACGCCATTGCCCGCGGTGATGGTGGGAGCAATCCGCATGGTGCTGGGTGTGGGCGTCTTCATGCGGCCATTGCCCGTGCCGTAGGTGCCGCCATAGGCCAAGGGCTGGCCCGCGCCCTGGTTAAGGCGCAGGTAGTACCGTTGGCACTCGGCCAGCTCCGCCGCATAGCCCTTGGGGACATAAGCGGGCAGGGTGTCCGCCGTGTATTCGCCCTCGTAGAGCGCGGCCCAGTACATCTTACCGGGGTTGTTTACGTTAACTTGTACATATCCGTTGACGATGAGCGATATCACACCATCTGTTGCCGACTCGGATGGTTTACCGCTTACAACATGCAGACCATTGGCGGTGCTGACGGCAAAGGTGTACTCCTTGTCAGGATCGACATTTTCAAGATTCTGAAACAGCCACTTTGTTACGGTTATGCCGTCATCATTGATGGTCAGCGTTCCATTCGTTGTATCGTCCCACCATAATGCCCACCGATCAATGGTGTACACATTTCCTGTGTAACTGCTTGCGCCCCGCTGGTTCACAGGATTCCGGAAGTCGCTGTTATCCAGCAAATTCCACACCCTGTCCCGCTGCGTCAGTGCCGTCTGCACGGTGGTGTCGTCGGTGGCGCTGACCGGGATGTCGGCGGCGGTCGGCATGGCGTGCACATGATCGCCCCGCGCCGCGTTTTCTGCTGTTCCTGAACTTGCTGTACCAAGAGGTTTCGCTGGATTGTTTTCCAGCGGCATATGCTCCAGGCTGCCCGTCTGTCCGCGCGGGATCGTCAGATCAAGCACCGGTGCCTCCGCTGTACCCGTGATGCTGGCCGATGCCTGCGTGCCCGGCTCGCCTGTGGTCACCGTGCCGATGGACAGCGCGGGCGTCGCCCCGGTGTCGCCTTTGGGGATGCCAAAGCTGATAACCTTGTGGCCGTCGTCTGCCTCCGTCACTGCAGCGGTCGGCTCGCTCCCGGCAGGCAAGGGCGACGCTTGGGCAGTCATGCTGTTGATGGCGGTAGCCGCCGCATTGGCCGCCGTGGCCGCATTGCCTGCGGCCGTGGCCTTGCTGGTTGCCTGCTCCGCGGCCGCGGTCGCCGCGGTTGCCGCCGCACCGGCCTTGCTCGCGGCCGAGGCTGCCGCCTCCGTGCCCGCCTCCATGGCGGCGATCTGCTGCAGCAGAGCGTCCAGGGAGGGCACCACATTTTCCGGGTCGACGATGGCATCCGTGCGGCTTCGGGCCACATTGCCCTCCAGCCACAGCACCGTCCGGCGGGTGTCCGCGTCCGTCAGCTTGACCACCAGGCTGTACCGGCCCGGCACCGTATAGCAGGCCTCCGGCAGCCATAGGGTCACGCCGTCCGCCGTGCCTTGCACGGTGTCCGTGGTCACGGTAGCGCCGTCTGCCCGGATCATGTAGCCCACTGCGCCGCAGCCTGCAAGGCTCGCAGGCTGTCCCTTGGAGACGGCGGTCAGCCGGATGCCGTAGGCCATCTTGTCCTCCGTCACCAGCGGCTCCCGCAGGGGTGTCATTACGGCGGGCTTGTCCAGGTCAACGCGGTACGAGAGCAGGCCTGCGATGCCGTTACTCATCCCCGCCACCTCCCGGCAGCATCCGCAGCGTGACCGTATCGCCCTCCCGCGTCAGCCCGGCCAGTCCGGCCACGGCATAGGTGGTTTCGATGCCGGGCCTGTCCGTCGCGGCTATCTTGGTCGCGCCTTCCGCCTCCGCAGCAATAACGGACAGAGGCCGATCATCCCGCAGCTGTACGACGACGTGCCCAAGCGTCCGCGTGGGCCCCACAATCCAGTCAGCTTCCCAGGTCATGCCCGTGTTCGTTTTTATCGTCATGATGCTCCTCCTCACTCATGTCGTTCAACAGGCGATCCAGTTGCTGGATGGCCGCCAGCAGCAGATTGAGATTGCTCCGCCCGCACACTGCCACGTTCTCCAGCGCGTTCCGCACGGCACGCAGCAGGTCTTGCCGTTCCTTGTTCGTCATGGTTGCACCTCCTGTCATCGTCCCAAATAGCGTATGGTCTCGCTTGCCCCGCCGCTTGCCGTCGCGCCTTGCACAAGGCGGATTGTCCGCATTTGCCCGTCGCCGTCGCGGAATGTAAAATTGGTAAAGTCCAGCGCAATGGCCGGGTTGCCCGTCTTGACGGTGTGCTCCTGCCATGTCGCGTGATGGCCATAGGCGTTGAAGCTGTTGACGGCGCTGATGTAGCTGGTGGTGATAGTGTCCGCGCTGATAACCCCTGCGCTGGTAATCATGCTGGTCAGGGCCTTCAGGTTGGCCACGTCCGCCGCCAGAAGGCGGATGTCCGCCATTTCCGCCTCAAAGGTCGAGGCTTTGACGTAGCCGTTCAGCAGGATGGTGTCCGCCTTCAGCTCAATCTTGCTGTTCGCGGCGTCAATGGCAATCTCCGCCGCGCTCAGGCGCTCGCCCTGCTTGTCCGTGATCTCGCCCAAAAGCGATATTTGACCATTGGCACCGTCAAGGCTTATTTCCGCTTTGCTGATACGGTCTTCTGCGCTATCTGTTCGCTTGGCGAGGAGATCAATTCTTGCCTTTTCAGCGTCAAGACGTATGCTGACCACGCTTGTCAGTTGGTCGAGCTTATCAACGTCTCCGGCAATAAGGTTGATCTGACGCCCGACGACCTCAACCTTATCGTCTACAACCTTGACCCATGCCTTGGCATTCCTAATTTCTGTGATACTCTTCCGGATGCTCCTGCTGTTGTCCTTTGTGACTTTTTGAAGCGAAGAAATGCTGGAACTCGCGTCCTCTACGCCGGTGGATAGGGTCAGCACGGCCTTTTCTGGGTTTGATACCAGGTCGCCATAGCTGATCGAGATGATTCGCTCGCGGATCACAGTACCATCTTCAGGCAAACAAACGAGGCACACGTCGCCCAGGGAAAAGGCGTCTCTCGGTTCGCCGGTAATCCGTTCCAGCTCAAGGGCTTCCAGCGTGATGCTGATCTTCGGGTTCTGATGATCTTCCAGATAGCTTTGCGCTTTCTGGGCGGTCTCTTCTGGCGTATCTTCTTCTCCCACGTCAATTCGACGGGAGACGATTCCCCATTGAGCGGCCGTCGGCGCGTCCATGTACCCATTGGGCAGTCCGTCAGCATAGACCCTGGTGCACAGCTCCATATCATCCTGGGTCATGCTGACGCTCACAAGGTTCCGGCGCATACGGCATTCACATTTGGGCGTCTGGCTGGACCTGCGCAAGTGCAGCACCCATGGCATGGTTGTTTGGTCAAATGCCGCGTGGCAGTCCTTGACCATGGCAAGTACATCCATCAAAAGCTCAAGGGCGCTTCGTCCTCCGCCTGCCATGGTGTACTCTTCGTCTCCGCACTCCACATCGCCCAGCGTCCAACGCGTTGTTTCCTGGCAGGACAGGATGCCTTGCAAGACGGTGCGCATGCTTCCTGCCCATTCCGCATCCGCAGGAGCCACCGCGTCTTCCAGGGTCGCAATGCCATGCTCGAGCATGATCCTTCGGTCGGTCCCGTAGGTCTGCTGAACTGATGCTACCCGATAAATGCCCAAGCTGCCACACGGACCGTATAGCTCGATAAAATCGTGGATGTTCACATCGCGGTCATCCTTGGTCAGCATCATAGATGCGGTAGAAAGAGGCCTTAGGGACAATTGTGCATTCATGCGCGACGGTCGAAGGCGGTCGATCTCGTTCATGTTTTTGTCAAGCAGCCGTGGAAGCCTTACGCATCTCATAGCCACACCCCCCTGGCCGAAGCGAACGCGGATACAGGACCGTCCGCCGTGATCTTGATGGTCGATCCAGATCCAGGACGGATCAGCAAATCGTCCGAACTGTCAACGGTTCTCTTGCCCATGGCGCTCTGCCCGTTGATATGGATGCCAAGAATCCCCTTGTCATCGTGGCCAACGGTAAGGACGTCGTTTTTTTTCATGGCGAGTTCTCTCAGTTTCATCACAGACAACGGCGTATCGATTTGGATTTCTCTGACCGATCCGCCTGCCGTGATCGACACATCCAGATCACACTCTTCCGCATTCCCGGGCGGCGCAAGCGAAAGCGCCAGCTCTTTTCCTGTCCCGCTTGCCATTACCGGGTATTCCTCCGACCAATAAGGCATGTCATAGGCGACAAAACTGATCTGTATAACACCCGTCCACTTCATGGCGCTGGCAATGATCGGGTCCTTGTCGCACACCACACGAAGCACCTGGCCCGGTCGGTCGCTGATGGCAAGGATGCCATCCTTGGCCCAGGCAGCGATTTTCTCCGCTACGGCCTTTCTCCGCTGCGTACTGTACTCATGGATTTCCACCTGGATCGTAACCGTCAAGGTTTCTCGGTATCGGCTGATCATGTAGATGCCGCTTCTTCCCATGATGGACGCTGTATTGGTTTTAATCTTGGGTACGCTCTCCACGATGTCGCGAATGATGATGGACGGGTCAAGGTCATCAAGGCCCTGCCCGTCCCTCCATGCCCTGTATCTTGTTATCACGCGCCATACCTCCCCGCTCTGGCCTCTTGCCCAATGGCACGGTTGACGGTGGGAGCAACCAGCTCGCCCACTGTCTGGCCGTCCATCTCCACACTGATGCCAGAAATGGCCACGGAAACCGCAGAGGCAAGACGTTCGTAGTCGATGACCAGATTGCCGCCCAGGCCGTTTTCGCGCCACTGCTCCGCTTCCAGGCGGGTCAGGATGGCCTCGCCCTCGCCCAGGACGGCCTCATAGCCCGTATACGGCACATAGTCCAAGCCCCTGGCGTGGGTCTCTGCCGGGGGCGTATAGGTCGGATCGGCGTTGAACAGACTGCCAACATTGATTGGCTTAAGCTCAATGTAATTCAGGCGCTCAATATCGGCAATGAGCGCGCTGACTTTAGCGCTGATGCCGTTTGCTCCCGCGTCGATGGCGGACTGCATGGCATCCATATTGGCTTGCATTTCTGTGCGGAACTTTTCGCTTTCGTTAATGTCCTCGGCAAATTGGTTGACAGAATCGACCATGGCCTGATAGGTCTCGTCAGCGGCCAGCTGCATTCCGGTCAGTTCGCCTGTAAACTCAGCCTTTTTTGCTTCCAGCTCATTGTACTTTTCAAGGTATTCGTTGGCATACGTTCCATCGTTTTCGTTGATGGCACGGAGTATGGCAAGGGATTCCTGCGAACCGTCGGAAAGCGACGCAAGCAGCGACCCGCCTTCTTCGCCAAGAATGCCCTTGGCCGTTTCCAGCGCTTCGGTGTAATCGTCAATGTACTGGAGCTGAGAATCGAGATTGTCAGACAGGCCGCTCAAGGTTGGCCCGTCCTTGGTGTCGATCTGCTCCACCTTGCTGAAGCCATCCAGCAAGGAATCGACCATGCTCCGCGTGGACGCCTCCGCGTTGGCCTCGTATTTCTGCAAGTCAGAAACAGCCTGGCTGTAGTTGTCGATTGCCTGTACGCCATCAGCGATTGCGTTGCTGTACGCCTCCATGTTCACCGTGGCGGTCTCGGTGGCGTCGGCTATGGCAGTCTGGCTGTAACCGAACTTTTCCATTGCAGGTTCCATGTAGCTGATGGAACTTGCCAAATCAGCGTTGGATTGCCTGGTGTTGTTAAGAGCCGCGTTTGCCGATTCCCACTCGCTATACCAATGCAGGAACGATTCATACTGTGCTCTGGCTTCATCTGACAAGCCACCGCTTGAAGCATATTCGCCGGTTCCCATGGCTGATCTGCCGTTGGTCTTGATGATTGTATCGATGCGGCGCTGGATTTCGTCGTTTGTCATGGTGGCAGCGTTATCGCCAAATGCACCTGCCAAATCGAAGAACTTTTGCGCTTCTTGTTTCAGGATAGAATCGGTCAGCATCCAATCCTGATACTCGATATCCTCGCGCACTTGACCCTCTGCCAACGCCTGCTTGGTGCTCTCATACATGTTGAGACGCTTCTTTTTCGCGGTCTCTCCGGCCTGGGCCTTTTGGTTGTCGATCCACGCTTGGGTGTTGTCCCGCAGTGCCTGGGTGCCGCCCTCAATGGTACCGGTCTGGACGTCGATGATGGATGACAGCTCTGGCACAAGGCCGACAATCTCCTCCAGCGTAGCCTGCCATACGCGCTGATCCTGCTCAGTACGGGCTGTCTCTTCACCAAGGCTGTCCAAGACTTCGGCAAGGCCGGATACTTTAGCGCCTGTACGATCAATGTTGTAGATGGCATCGGTATAGCTCTTGGTGATCTCTCCCAGCTGAGATGCGGCGGAATTATCATTGGCCTCACCGCCGAAGAGGGAATTGATCCCAGCTACCACATCCGTCACGATGGGGAGCAGCGCTTCGCCGACCGTAGTTTTAAGGCTGCTGATGTTTTCTTCCAGCAAGCGCACCTGGTTGGCGTAGCCGTCCGATGTGCGGGCAAAGTCGCCCTGGGCATCCGCCGTCACCGACATCAGGTACTGATACCGCAGCAGAGCTTGTTCGCTTTGCGACATAGCATCGTAGGCCTTTGTGATGCCCTTTGACATCGCGAAGGCCTCCATGTTGGCGACGCTCATGTTGATACCAAGCTGCTTCAGCGGTTCTGTTTCTCCCGCAATGCCGGCGCGAATCTTTTCAAAGGCCATATCATGATCCAGATTATAGAAGGATGCCATGTCGCCAGAAAGGGAGACGATAGACATGGACATGTCGGCAACCTTGCTGGCGGACATCCCCATGCTTTTGAGCATCGCGCCCATGGTGCCGCTGTAGCGCTTGGCCGCCAGTTCTCCCATACCAAAGGCGCTTTTAGCGCTTTTAGCCCAGCGGTCGATCTGTCCCGCGCTGTCCTCAAAGGTCACATCGACAACGTTCTGGACTTCTTCCAGGTTGGAGGCAAGAGAGATGCTCTCCGATGCCAGCTCCTTTACGGCGCTCAGGCCCTGGGAAAGGCCGTTGGCAATGGTTTGTCCGAGAGAAAAAGAGAACGCCTGCTTAAGAGAAGGAGCAATGGAAGAAATCTGCTGCTTAAGGATGCTTACCTGTTTGGCTGGCTCTTTGAATTGGTTTCCATCACCGCCGACATGCTCCAGAGCTTCTTGCATTTTTTTGCTCAGCGCAATGGATTGATTCAGCGATTCGTCAAACTTGGATGTGTCGATAGACAGTTCGGCAAACAGGTCAAATAGTTTTGTCGCCACAGTTTCTTCCTCCTTTCTCCGCAATTCTGGCAACATCATCCAGAATCTGTTCCGCGCTCCTGGTATCTACTATCCCTGCACGGTCGAACCGCCTGGCAAAACTGCTGGGGGCCTCCAGCCTTGAACCCTTTCCTGCCAGCATCCGGCAAAGTAGCCAGGGCATATCCGCGTTATAGGCAGTAATCTGCCGTTCCGCGCTGTCCGCGCTTGCCAGCATAGTCAGGGCCTCCACACTGCACGGCTGATACCGGTGCAGCAGCATCATCAGGCGTGGGCCACCAAGTGCGCGGCAAAGGGCAAAAAATCCATGAGTTCTATCACGTCAATGCCGTCCAGGAGTGCCTTGATGTCATTCAGGGACATAGCCTCCATTTCTTCGATGGTCTTGTCATTGTAGGCGCCAATGAGACCAAGCACGTCTTCCGCGTGTCGGTCAAAAAGCGCCGGGAAAGCCTGACTCAGCACGTCAGAAATGACCGTGTCTTTGCCGCGAATCACCTTCTTCGCCTCGGTCACTTCCGCGTCATTGATGATATTCGTCAGGTATACCGCAATTTTGGACATCGTCCGGAAGCCCTTGCTTCCCTTCATGTCTCGGATTTTCATAGCCGTTTACCCCTTCCTTCAAAATGAATGGAGAGGCCGCCGCTTGGCAGCCCCTCCATGGGAATGTTATCTTTCATCAGCTTCCGACTTCGGATTCGGGATCATCGAAGAAGATGATCTTGCACGGCGCGTACTCCTGATCCTCCAGGCTGGCCTGGTGGGCCACAAACTCAAAGGGGAGCGTACCCTCGCCCTTGTCGGTAAAGGTAAAGTTCGCGCCAGTGGTGCTCAGTGCGTTGTAAATCTCAATCAGCACAAAGCCCTTGGAGGTATCGCCCACCCAGCAAAGAGTGGGGATATAGTCCTCCTCCTGGATGGCCGTTCGGATGCGGACAGTGGTCAGATTGCCCGTTTTGGTAATGTCCGCCGTCGCCAAAGCGTCCTTGAAGTTCTCCGGGGTAATTTCCAGCAAGGTTCCGGTCATCCGAACGTCCCAGCTGTCAATCATGGTCGATCCGACAAACTGGTAACGCATGCCGTCAGCGTCAATGCTGCGGGTTTCCGGTGTGCACTGAAACGTGCCGCCGCCTCGCGTCGCACCCAAGGTGCCTGTGCGATTCTTGATGGCGGCGGAAATCATCGTTCGCAATGTATCGGCGCTTGTGGCCGTGTCGTAAACAAAGTCCTTCAGGAACACGCCAGCGTTGAGCTGCAAATTTTCAAAGGTCGTCGGGGTCAAGCCCGTTGTCATGTCTGTTATCCTCCTTATGTCGTGTAGTATCGCACCTCGTAGCTGGTGCGACCGCCCCGGACGGTCTCGTCCTCCGGGTCGTCATAATAGCTCTGGAACTGCGCGCTGTTCCGCTGGATGACAAGGAACCCGCCGCCATTGAGGGGAAGCCTTCGGCCTTCCGGCGGAATGGCTTCGGCTATGGCATCCATCAAGGCTGATCGTTCCGTGTTGATGGATACACCAGGACGCTCCTTGTGCCAATTGATTGCTGTCAGAGGGAGCGAAGTCAGGACGTCACCCTGTATAACCTCAAAGGTGATATAAGGAAATGCCTGCCCCTGCGGAACGATATCCAAAAAGGCCGGGACACCGAAACCCGACCAAAAGGAAAAAAGTGCCTCATTGACGCTTTTCAAGGTCAATCACCTCCGCCGTTACGTCTCGATATTGCATCTGAGCCACATCCGGGGTTGTGTTATCCACAGCGTCAGAGGTGACCTTATAGATTCGGTTATCCTTTAAGCGTTTGACGAGATCACGGTATTCCAGCTCAACACGGAGCGTCGTCGTAATGGTGTAGATCGTCTTCGTCCCGGCCTGATAGGCAATCTTTGCCTCGTTGGTGCTTATGGTTGATATGCCGGCGCGAAAAGGCGCGCCCTCACGCAATTCATGTATGACGCCACCCAATCCATCAGGTACAGAAACGTCATCCATGAAAATGAAGTCCTCAAAAAAGTCCTCCAACGCCATCAGCAGCGCACCTCCGTCCACATGCGCCGGTAGGGCAAGAGCGTGGCAGAAAAGGCCTCCTGCCATCCTGCCGGTCCCCCGTTCCGCCCACCGGCGCGGGTATAGCTGTAATTGCCGAAGTTCTCGGAAAGATAAGCCCCGGCGGGATTCTTGCCATCATAGGCGGAAGCGGCCACGCATACATCAATGAAATCCTTTGGCGGGTACAGGCCCCAGACAATGCCTGTAAAGGCTTCGTCCTGGCCTATCCAACCATCAAGCTTTCCTTCCGTTACCGCGTATACGCCATCCGCCTTGCTTCCGTAAATGGCCACATAGGGCGACCGAACAGCGGGCGTCAGCGCACCGTCCAGGATGGCAAATTCGCCCGCCAAGCGCTCACGCTCGAAAAAGTTATGCACATGCCGCATCACATCGGCTACGCTGACCGCCATGCTGTTCCCTCCTTACTTGGACGCCTTGGCGGCCGCGGGCTGAGCCTCCGACGCGGTCTTTGTGGCCGTGGCGATCCACAACGAGGACGGGTTGTACAGCACGGGAATGAACAGGCCGCTGGCCTTCGTCCACAGCACGGCGGGATCCTTTTCCATCCACTGCGTGATATACACATACGGACTGACGGTGCTTGCCGTTGCGCCAAGCCTGCCCGTATCCGCTTCGGGCGGATCGCCCCACAGGCCGATGCCCAGACGGCCGGAGGGATTCGCGGCGAAGAAGGTGATCTTATCGGCTGGGTAATACCGCTTTTGGGTGATGGCGGGACGGCCATTGCTGCCAATAACAGCGGACGCGCCATAGGTCAGGTCGTTGACCACAACGCGGCCGATGCCGTATTCTTCCTGCAGGAAGTTTTCCAGCGCGGTGTTTCGGATCATGGCCCCTGCGCCCATGTTGCCGTTGATGGCCTTCTGCATGGCCGCGTTGCGCTTGATCTTGCTCACGTTCTGGCCGGATGTCATGATGCCGGAAATGGTCACACCGGCGGCCTTCGCCTTGTCAATCACATCCTGAATCTGGCCCGGAATATCCGCGTTTTCCGACAGGTCGATTTCAAGCCCCATCTGCGCGGCCGACACGCCATAGTCGATGGTGGTGTCAAGGTTGTTCTCTCCGATGGTCACCTTGCCGGTGGCCATCAGCTCATTCTTGGCCACCTTGGAGCGGGTAAAGACCTGCTCGGCCAGCCGCACACCGTCCCGGATGACGTAATCATAAAGCTGCGTGTTCTGCACGCCGCTGCGGATGAGCGCACGAAGCCGCTCACTTTGATTGATCTTGGTCTTAATCAGACCCTTTTCGATGTTGTGCGTGTCAATCGGGATTCGGAAAGTCGTCTGGGCCTCAGTATCAAAGGCGTGGAACTGCGCCATCACCGGAATCTGGTACTCGGAGGCAATGCTCTCCCAGTATGCCACCAGGTTGTCGGTTCGCTCGTCGCCAAAAAGGCTGTCAATAGGGTCGTTGGGTCGGGTCACGTTGAAGCCGACATCCAGCCAATCCCGCTGGGGAATAAGGCCAAAGATGTTATTTTCAAAGCGTTCTGCCATGGTGTATATCTCCTCTCTTAATAGGGTCGGTTGACGGAAGGCGCCTTGGCGATAAAGCGGAAGCCCTTGCCGGTCAGCGCCGTCTTGGCGGCGGCGTCGATGGTCACGGGCAGACGATCCTCATAGATCGCGCCGAAGGTCACGACGGAGCCGGGCATATCGCCGGTGGTAACGTCCACGTCCTCGTAGACGATGCCCTCCGCCGTTGCGTCATTGGCGGGCCAGACCGTGCCCATGGGGATGTACTTGCCGCCGTTTTCCGCCGTGGTCGCGCCCGACTGGGCCATCTGCCGGGTCTTGCGCTCCACGTTCTCGTTGTCGGCCAGGAACCAGCCGGGGGCATACACGCGGCTCTTGCTGGCGTTGTTATCGATGAAAGACATGCTTTTTTCTCCTTTCAGTTACTCGGTTTTCCCGTAAAGGCTTTCATGGTAGGCCTTTGCGATCCTTGCCGCAGCGCTGCTCCCGCCGCCCTCGCCGCCGGTTGGCGGGTCGGCGGGCGGCGTACCGCCGGTGGTAACCTTGCCCACAAAGTCGGCATAGTCCGTCTGGATTTGCTTGACCAATGCGGCCTCGTCCTTCACGCCGCCCTCGTTGTCCAGATCCAGGCCGTCCAGGTTCCATCCCTTGCGCAGCTGTGCGCGGAAGGCTTCCCGCTCCACGCCAGCCTTTTTCAGCACGGCGTCCAGCGCCGCGCCCTTGCTGGCGGTGAGCTTTTCGCCCTCCACCTTCTTTTTGTAGGCGTCGAAATCGGCCTGTACCTTGGCCGCGTCGCCACTGGTCTTCTGTAAGGCCTCATAGTCCTGCTTGTACTTGTCGCGTTCCTTCGCGATTGCATCCAGGCCATTCGCGGCCTGCTTTGCCTGCTCGATCTCATCCTTCAGGGCCGTCACGGTGTCGCCGTGGGCCGTGATGATCTCGTCGATCTTGTCCTCGTCAATACCGAGGGCCTTCAAAAATTTGCGGGTAAGTGCCACAATGCCATCTCCTTTTCTTTGTGCCGACTGCTTCTGGCGCGATGGTTCGTATACAAAAACAGCCAGGCGTTTCTTTGCCTGGCTGTGATTGCCAATGTCGTGTAGTTTACTTCATGTTTTTTGCGATCACAGAACTCATTATTTTCTCGATTTTTTCCTGACTGTCCATCACGGCGTCCGTAATGAAGCGCCTCCCCTTCAGTTTGCTTGTTCCGTCGTGTACATACACAGCATATGGTGTATCCGCCCCAATTTCCAGGCTATATGTATTCTGCGATGAACGACGGAAGTTCACGTCAATGCTGTCAAAGAGACGTCCTGTATCTACGATTTCAGTATGCGTCGGGTTGCCATGAGCGTCATTATATCCATACATGATTTTCTCTTGTACAGCCTCAATCAACATTTCTGCGGTGCTTTTTATTGCCGCTTCACTTGCTTCCCCTACCTTGCGCAGAACAACATCCGAGTGGTCAACAAATTTGACCGCCATTATTCGTTTCTCCTTACGCGACGTATGTAGCAGTGGCAGTTGATGGTCTCCTTCGGTTGGGCTTCCGGGTCACCTGGATAGTGCAATCCCGGAAGAAACTCGTCACCAATCTCGCGCACCTGGCCTGAGAGCGCAATGTGACTTGACCGAGGTTCTACGGCTGCGTCGGTGTGAATCCACTGGACTTTAGGCTTCTCTGGACGCATCTTGTGGTTTTTTCTGGCTGTGTTATACTTGTCAAGATACTCTCTGATGATATCACCGTAACGTCCGCCATTGGCTGCCCTGGTTTTCTCTGTCTGGGCAATCCTTGCCGCCCTGGAAGCAGACATGGTGGTGACCTTTTGTATCCTCCCTATCAGCCCGCTGAATCCCTCCTTGGCTCGCAGGCTTTTGGAAAACTCGGTCTGCAGCTGTGTTCGGATCGCGTCTTCGTTGGCCAGGCTGTCAAGAGATACCCTGAGCAGGGGAGGCTCGCCCTTGGCGATCTGTTCAAGGCGCTCAAGCCTCGCCGCCGTCATTCTGCTCATGGCTCGCCTCCTCCCGGATATCACGGACGCCGCTGCGTATGATAATTGCAGCCTGCCGTCCTGCCAGAGCCAGAGCCTCCGATGCGTCATCCAAAAGCCCGGATGTCCGGAGCAGCGTACGGATTCTCGCGTCGTTCCCACGCTCGGCCATGGCGCGCAGCTTATCCAGCGTCCTCTTATGCTTGTCCAGGACCGGAAGCATTGCGTTACCATACAGTGCACCAAGCTGTCGTATCATCAGCCGTTCAATTTCCTCTGCTTGTGTTATCAGCCGGTCATCCATCGCCGCCACGCACCTTTTCCATAGCTGACGTCAGCTTATTAAGTCCTGGCATCCCACTTACCTGCTCGGCCGCCTTGTTGTCAAGGATACGCGGGATGTCCTCCTGCGCGATGTAGGGGTTGAGCTTCAGCGCCGTCTCGTTATCGATGTAGTCCAGCATAACGGCGATATCCTGGACGATATCCGACTTGTTGGCGATGGCCTGCCGCTGGAAGCTGATTTTCTCGGTATCGATCCCGATCAGCGCAAGTACCTGTTGCACAAAGCGGAAGGCCTGCCACTCATAGCGGTCGGCCTTGAGGTTCAGGTTGGTCATAGCCGTCTCGATGGCCACGTTTGTCAGGCTGCCGCCTGTCAGCTCGTCCATGGAGAGTGCCATATAGTCCTGATACAGCGCCTTTTCCAGCAGCTGCAAGGCGGTTTGCCGAGCAGCATAGGGCACCTCAAAGGTTCGAGGTTCCGCCGTCGAGCTGTTCCCTACGCCGTCGGAGATATTCACCACGGTTTTCAATCGCTCAATCTGCTGGACAATTTCCAGCACTTCGGTCGTGGTTCCGCCGAAATTGTTCAGCACCCAGTACACGTCATTCGCCCGGTCGAGGTTATCGCCAAAATCCGAGAAAATGCGGTCGTACAGGTCAATCTTGCTCTTGATGGCCGGCGTGAACTCGCTCCGCTTGGTATCAGAGGCGTACAGCGGTACAACGGGCAGACTGCTGTAATTGTCGCCGCCAACGACAAAGCTGCCCGCCGCGTCGCTGACGGTGGTCAGGCGATAGGGCCGTTTGGGCACGGTCTCCGTCAGTGCGGCTCTGTCCAGCTTGTACTCCGTCAGCCCATCAGGCTCAAACAGGCGAGCATACATGGGTCGGTCTCTTTCCAGCTGCCAGAATTGGATGAGCACGCCAGGCTCACCGGTGCGCTCATCCAGCAGGGCAACGGCTCCGCTCCTTGCGTCCGTCTCCGCCGGGATGACCTCCAAATGATCGGCGTTCCAGTACCCCCAGCACACGCCATGCAGCAGCGCCTTTTCGCCGATCTGCTGCAGCGCCTTGTCAAAGCCGATGCCAAGCTGCTCCTTTTGGCCGGTGTCTTCTAGTGTCACTCCGTTGCCAAGCAGGTATTGGTTCTGCTGCGTCACGAACCGAAACAGGAAATTGGAAAAGACGCGGTTGCCTTGCACCTCGCGCTGTTGGAGGCTCTTGGTCACCCTTTCCCCGTTTTCGTCCTCTTCCGTTTTAGTTACGACGTCGGCCTTCAGGAGCACCTTCTTGGCGATGGCACGATTTTTGGCGTGGAAGTAATCGTCCGCCTCCAAGGCGTGCTTGAAGTCATCGGAGCCCTTGTATTGCTCAATCGCCGTGAGCATCAGCGCTTTTCGGTCAGTTGCAGCTAGCCAGTCCTGGTAGGTGATCTTTGTGTACATATCGCCTTATTCCCTCCTGTCCAGCGCCCGGCAAACGCACGCGGCGCTGTCCGGGGCGTCGTCATGATCCGCCATCTCGTTGTAGTCCTGGATTTGCTGGATATACGCCGCGTCCGTGCCCTCCACAAACTGGATATGCCCCCACCATTTGCGCAGATAGCTGGCGATCTTGGTGTACTTGTTCTGCTTCTCCGGGTAGGGTCTTGTGCTCATGCGGCGGCGTCTCAGCTCCATGGCAAGATAGCCCTTGTCACCGTTGGTCTCGCAGTACACGGGGCCGCACATCAGCCGGTTGCAATCAGCCGTGATGGCGTCCAGCACAGTGTCCACATGGGCACGCCACAGCTTGCCGTAAATGTAGATCGTTTCGTCCACGCGCCTACCGCAGGTCATGGCCGTGTAGTCGTCGCCGCCATAGGCCGCGTCGATGTGGGCAATGCCGTCGCGAAGCCGCTGAGGCGGAGCACCCGTGACGGGCGGCGTGTCAAACAGCGCGTTTTCGGCGGCAATGTGCCGCAGCTCATAGTTGGCGGCAAAAAGCGACGGGGCCATGCTCCGCCGCAAGGTGTCCAGTTTGTCCGGGGTAATCAGCCCGGTGGTATAGCAGTCGTGCCGTTCCGGCGCTTTGACCAGGGCAAATGCGTCATCAGGATGCCATGGGGTACCGATGGTAACGATGCGCCCCTCTCTGGTCACAATGTTGCGCAGCTCCTGGACGGCCCCGCGCGTCCGCTCCCGCTCCGCCTTGCTGATACGGTCTTGCACGTTGACAATATCATCCGTGATGATGAGGTCGGCGTGCTTGCCCGTCAAGCTCCCGCCGATGCCGAGTCCCACCAGCTGATCCGCGCCACGTGGCGAATCGTAAATGCTGGTTGTCAGCGCCAGCCCTGTGGACTTGACGAGCGTGACGGGCTTTTGCACCAACACGGAGGCCATATGCCGGAAAACCTCGTTATCAAACACCTTGGCGGCCTGGCTGATGCTCTCCTTGACGTCCGTGTCCGTTTTGCGCAGGAAGATCGCGTTTTGCCCGTGGTGGGTCACCAGCCATATGGCGATGGCTACCGACAGGCAGGAGCTCTTATAACTGAGCCGGTGGGCTTGCAAGGTATAGTCTCCGTCGCCATAAATGATTTTGCGCATCCACTGGCCGTGGATATCGTCCGAAAGATCCCGAAATCCGCAAATACGCCCGATTTCTGCTGGGCGATAGCGGAAAAGCCGCCAGAATGCCTCCCTCTGCGCCGTCATGGGATATGCTCCTTATCCTCCGCCATGATCCTGTCGATCTCCGCTATGGCCTCGCCGGACAAGTCAACGGTCGCCTCGACCTTTTCTGTATAGAGCCCATAGCGCTTGCCCAGCAGCTCGGCGGCGCGGCTGATGTCGCAGGCGTCCGGCGGAAGCTCGATGATCCTGTCAGCGATGACGCTGTTGCCGTCATCATCCGTGTCCCTGGTTTTGACTACCCGATGGTTCCCGACCTGACCGCGGAGGATGGCCGTCAGGCGCTGGAGCACTTCGTCCGCCGTAGCGATGAGGGCTGCGTCTTTCTTGGCCATGAGGGCTTTCAAGCGCTCGGAAACCTTACGATTTGCCAATAAGGTTGATCCGGTAACATGCGCTCTGTGAGGGCTGTACCCCGCCCTGATGGCCGCTTGCGTTGCGTTCAGGTCAATCAGATATTCTTTGCAAAAGCGCTCCTGTTTGTCCGTGAGAATGGTTTCACCTCCTCCCTATGCGGTATGATAAAAGGGTCGTATGCACGTCCAATCAATCCCACAAGCACCCTTTTGCTGTATTCTTCCATTCTCTTTCCATTTCCTGAATAGCTTTCTTGTAAGACGAACCGCTCGCGTTGTGTATACTTTGTGTTAACATGTCAACCAAGGGAACGCACAATCTCCATTTCCCGCTCGCTCAGCGCCCAGACGGTCGCGGCGGCTCTTTCTGCGGCGGCTCTCTCTGACAGCAACAAGCCACCCCCGTAAATAGTCTTACCGGCTCCGACCTGGCTATCAAGCCGACTGATAAAAGTGCATTCTTTTGCCAAAACGCGGAAGTCAACGCCATGACTCGCTATATAACCCATATCCGTCGCCGTCATTACATGCGACGGATATGTATACGATGGCACTTTCTTCCTTGTCCTTTCCAGGTTCCGAGCATTTGCAACCTTCACCGCATCGTGGAGTGTCGGCGCCGTGCGTACCCGTGCGACGTCTAGATTGGTAACAAATGCTGTTTTGACCTTTGCACCGTTTTGGTAGGTAATGTCGCTTTCTGCCGGAATAACACAAACGTCGCCTGCATTGATAAGATTGAAGCATGTAAGATAGTTGCAAAAAAGGAAGAAACGGATGTTGTGCGCCAGGTAAAATCTGATGATTTTCGCGCAGATGGAAAAAGGCGGGTTATCCACCACCACGCATCCTGCCGGGTAGTTAAACCGTTCATAGTCGGCTCCGGGCCAAAACGGACGAACAAACGAGCTTTTGCATACGCCGTATTCCTTAGCCACCCAATCAGCCACAGCATCGTATACAATGTCGGGCGTATAGCAATCGTCCGTTGTCTTTTTGGGCTTGAATTTATCCACAAAGGCTTTGTATTCTTCGGTTTCTTGAGCCTCTACCATGCTGATCTGCCCCGGAAGTTCCATGCTTTTCCTCCTTGCTTTTTTAAGCATACAAAAAGGAGGCGCCCGCATGACGTCTCCTTTTCTTTTTTTTCGCCCTCGCCCCCGCCAGCGAAGTTGTCGGTCATGGGGTACCATGCCCTACCGTCCCGCCGATTCTGTCGGCATCTGCCATTTTTTCGGGCGTTAAACCCGCAAAAAGGAGGATACAGGGTATATCCCTGCTCCTCCACATGTTACAGCATATCATAGATGCAACTCTCACAACTCTCCTCTTTTGCCGAAAAGGAGGATTTTTTATGCGCGCTGCCGTGCTTCCACCGTCACCGTACCCTCAGCCCTCTGCAAAACCCTGAAAATGTGCTGCTCACTGTAACACAGTCTGTAGGCAATGTCCCTGGCGCTCAGGCCGTCCAGGTATCGCATCCGCATGACCGTGCGCTCCAGCGGGCTGCTTAATGCGTCCAGGCGCGGCGCAAGATCATCCCGCAAGGATGTCAACTCGTCCAGGATGCTGTCTCTGGCCTCCTTGGCCTCGGCATAGCGGATGGCGCCGTCAGCAACCGGGTCGCTGCGCTGTCCTCCACCTGGCATGGCGGATAAACTCTGCGTGCACTTGGCAGCCTTGCTCATGGACCGCTCCACCCTCAGCTTGGCCATGGGCAGGCGGTTAATCAGATAACGCATACGACGGAGATCCGGCATTTCGTGGGTTTTGACCATATCGATGGCTACTCCTCCTTATTTGTGACGTTTTGCGTTCGTTGTTGCAACATACTGACTGCGATTGATGTTTATGGACTCCTTTCCGTGCCCTTGCACCACCTCCTTTCGAAAATCTATCAAAACGCCAAATTATTTTGGAAAACCCATTGACAAGTACATCAAAATGATGTACAATTAGAGTGTCAAAAGGGACAGGGCCTCAAGCCCGGAAAGGACGAACGACCATGACGAAGGCTGAACTGATTGCCATCATCGAAGAGGTTATAGAAAGTACCGACTACGCCTATGACCACTACGGCGTTCGCACCCAGGAAGAGGAATTTTCCCTTGGCCCCATCACCCACCTGTCCAAGGTTTGGGACGATGGCGACGAAACCGCCGAAGAGCTGGACGGCATTTGCGCCACCAACGCCGAGAATCATTCCGCCATCACCATGCACTGCTCCGACAATGCAAGCTCCGCCCATTACTTTGGCGGTCACATCGCGATCCTTGGTTGCAATGATTGCGATTATGGCGAGGACTACGGCGAGATCATCATGCGCGACGCCGATGTCCTGCATATCATCAAGTAACCTCACCCCACAAAGGAGGCACCGTCATGTCAAACATCGTTATCGCCCGCGAGTTCCGGCACATGAGCGCCATTGAGCTGGCTTCCGCCGTCAAGGTCTCCAAGCAGCAGATGAGCAACTGGGAGACAGGCCTACGCACGCCCTCCCGCGCCAACGCGGAAGCCCTGGCCGACGTCCTGGATGTGGATGTAGCCTGGATCATGGACTGCCCGCAGACCATGGCGCTGTGGGACGGCAACGCCGGGAAGGCATACCCAGGCGAGATCATGCGGTCAGAGGCCATCGAAGGCTACGGCACCCTGTATCACGTCTATCTGACCTGCTTTGACTTTGATGCGCTTGTCGCCGTGCTGGTCAGCCTGGACGGTGTTGTTTTTACAACCATTGACTGGCAGACCTGGGATCAGCCCGCCAACGCCTCCGAGATCGCCAACTATCGCTGGATGGACACCCGTCTTCAGGATGCCGTCATGCTGGACGGCCTGCCGAGGATCCTTGCATGAGCCGCCGTGCCGATGACTTAACCGGCCAGGTCTTTGGCCGTTTGACGGTTATTCGCCGGGCCACGGCGGAGGACAGGGGCCGAAAGAAGGACGCGGTGCGCCACTACCTGTGCCGGTGCACCTGCGGCCGGGAGAAGATCGTGGACGGGTACAACCTGCACAAGGGCCTGTCCACCTCCTGCGGTTGCAAGAGCGCCGACACCAAGCGCGGCACGCACATCGGCAAGCATAAGGACATCGCCGGGCAGGTCTTCGGCGAGCTGACGGCCCTGTCCTTTGTCCGCCGCGATACCTGGCGCTTTGCCTGCTCCTGCGGGCGGATCGTCGAGGCGCGGCCAAGCTATGTCACGGAGCAGCTGCGCAAGGGCGTCACGCCATCATGCGGCCACGTCTTCCGGGCAGGCGCCGCCGTGCGGATGGCCGATTACCACAAAGCTGACATCCAGGATGGCGTCAGCGTTACCAAGGCCCGCCGCACCATGGCCGGGCAGCGCCGATCCACCAATACCAGCGGATGCACGGGCGTTCGCGTCCGGCATAACGCCGGCGGAGATACCTACTCGGCCAGGATTGAGTTCGGCGGGCGTTATGTGCATCTTGGCACCTTTGCCACCTTTGATGAGGCCGTCTCCGCGCGAAAGGAAGCCGAACAGAAGTACCTGGCCCCTATTGTCGCAGCGGCGGATCGGGAGGACGGAGGCAAAGCGTGATGGGACGTCGGACAGGGCGGCAGCTGATTTCGCCGCCTTGGTTCAGTTTTGCGCCTTATGTGAGGCAATGAGGCGCATCTCGTTCAATATCTGCTTCCGATCAGCTTGTATGTTATTGATGTACATGGCGTACTCCGCTTTGAGATGCTCCTCACGTTCGTCCAGACGCGACAATTGTTGCATCATATCTTGTACCAGCTCATCCGATCCTTTCAGAGCGACCAGCTCACGCTCCATTTACACACCTCCCCACATCGCAATCCGCCCGATCACATACGCAAAAACTCCTTGACGTGCTTCTGGCCAACGCGGACGGCGATTTTCTTTTCTCGAAAATCCTTCATGGTGTACATTGGCTTGTCCTCCCTTTCAGTTGTCATGGGTTGCTGATCCTGTCATCTTTGCGCCGCACGCTCATCGTCCTGGTAAGGCTCCAAATACTTGGCTTTGTCGGCAAAGAATTGCAAATACTTCATGGTGTCCTCCGTGTGCGATGGTAACATCGTATGCTGACGGATACGATGCTGATATCAGGCATTATCCAGTTACTCCGTCGTTTCTCCGGCCCACTGCTCCGCCATGGCCTTTGCGATACCCGCAAATGTTTTTGCTCTTATTTTTGCACTCCCTCCTTTTCGGCTTGCCCCGATGTACCGCGGATCGTGACTCTTGCTGTAGCTGCCCGACGAGCAATAAGGACGATGCTCCTGTATTATCTCTGTGGGTATCAGTTTTGGCAGGTTTTTAAGCCACAGGCATGTTTTTTTGCTCCAAGGGTGACCATACTCATAGGGCTGTATGATTTGTGTGCACGGCGGGAGCTTATATATTTTTGACGGCACTGGATTCTCCACTGCTATTTTCCCGCAGTCCGCATCCAGGAACGCTTGGAAAAAAGACTTTGCATCAAGACCGAGCTGGTATCTGCTTTCGTTGAACATTCCGCCTGCATACAGCCACCTTGCCCCGGCGTTGGAAAGATAGGTACATGGCGGATGCGCAATCAGCATGTCCCAGCGTCCGCCAATGCTGTGCTTCTTTCCGTCCATTGTCTCAAATTCGCACCTTCCGCTGATAATTTTCAGCGCATCACCGCGAATATGCCATTCAGGATGTCCTCCGCTGCATTCCTGCAAATCGCAGGAGTATGCCTCATGCCCAAGATCACGCATAGCGCATGTGACAGCTTGGCTTTCTTCGCACGCAACAAGTATTTTCACTGCTCAAAGCCGCTCATAGCAGTACAGCACGCCATCCACGTCGCACAGCACACCATACCCATGCCGCCATACGTCCATGCGCTTGCGTACATGGTCGATGTGCTCCTGGGCGATGGGGAGGCCGTCGCAAACGTTGACGACACAGATATACAGACCGGCAGCCCGTGCGGCATTCCGTTCGGCAGCCCGTGCGGCATTCCGTTCGGCATCCCATGCGGCATCCCATGCGGCATCCACTGCGGCATCACGTGCGGCAGCCCATGCGGCATCCCATGCGGCAGCCCATGCGGCATCACGTGCGGCAGCCCATGCGGCAGCCCATGCGGCATCCAATGCAGCATCCCATGCGGCATCCACTGCGGCATCCCGTGCGGCATCACGTGCGGCATCCCATGCGGCAGCCCGTGCGGCAGCCCATGTCTCAAACACCCTGATTCCGGCGCCGTCCGTCAGTGTGCCGTCCGGCTGAAACCACGTGATGTCCTTAAGCTCCCGCAAAAACGCCCTTACGCCCTCTAAATCGCCGCACAGGCCGCGCCAGTCCACTCCCGTCAGCATCCCCCGCACCTTGTCCTCGTCCCAGGTGGTGTGCTGCTGGTCAATGGTCAGCTTGTCGGTAAAGGGGTTGTACTCTGCCTTGCTCCAGTCGTCCTCGTTAAGGCCGTAGTACAGGGCGATGCTGGTATGGCTGTCGTAGCTTTGGACGGACTGGCCGTCACGGAATTTGACGCGCTTGCGGCGGTCGGCAGCGGAAAAGTAATATAGCTTGTGATCACCATCGCTTAGAAAACTGAAAAAGTTACACATGATCTTCGTCCTCCGTGTTTATACCCAGACGGATATAATCGCATGTCATTGAGTATTCTTCATCGTCGAAATTTCTTCTGCACGCAGGACAATACAGTATGCAATCATTAAGCGGCCCGCCATCCACCTTCTTGGTGCGACTGAGTATTCTCCCGGTGCTGCTGACCTTATGCTGTAAACCGTACTGATAAAGGTATTCAATCATGAGATTCCCACCGCAATCAGGGCACACAACCTTTTTCAATGTCGTACCTCCCACGGAAATTCCTGTCGGAAGTCGTCGTCCATCAGCGAACGGAGGCTTTCTTTCATAAAAATGGGTACTCGGCAGCGCTTGCACTCGGCAGCGATTTCGTCAATCCATTCTTTTTTCGGAACACACTTATCCTTTCGCCGTCCCGTCTCCGCGCCAACAATCACCCAATGCATCGCCGTAAGATTCTCAATACTGCTTCTCGACATACGTTCGAGTATCGGCTCAACAGACACGAACCAGTTCACGGCAGCGTCCCAGTTATCAGAAATAAACCTCGTTCTTCCCGTGTACTGGTTTGCTTCTTGTTCGTCATTTGTTACGCTTGTCCCAATCCAGCAATCTTTTGGTAGATTGATTCCATTTTCCTGAAGTTCCTTGAAGCGCTTTGGGTTCTTCGTCAGGAACATGTATCGGTGCTGCGGTGCTTTGTCACAAGCCGCGAAAACCTCCCGAATCCATTCATCCGGCACCCACGCCCCGAAAAGGTCTGCCATGGAGCATACAAAGATTGTGCGCGGTTCAGACCACTTGCCCGGCTGATCGAGGAGATAGCGATGGAAGGTCGGAAGGAAAAACCACGGATACGGGGCCTTGCTCAGTCCATTCTTGCGCATGATGTATTTGGGCCTATCCAGACACTGAATACCGATTGCGATCTGAGTACCGACCGGGTTCTTGTCCTCGTTGCGGTCGAAGCCACCAAAGCGATTTGCAATACCTCGAGCGTAGCAATACTCGCAGTTGTGTTGACAGCCCGTGACCGGGTTCCACGTGCTGTCGCACCAGTCGATTTTCGTTTTCTGACCCATGATTTTTCCTCCTTATGCCGCGTTTTGTGTATTTCTGATGCCGAAGCGCTCGCAGAAAGCGCGAACGAACCGCGCGACCGCTTTATCAGGCGCACTGTTCTTCTTTCCGTGAACCTGGATGACGCGGCCGTCGCATACCTCCATGGTGAAGAAAGGTGTCGCCGTCTCTCCCTCGCGGCGGATAAAGAGAATGGCGGTTTCCCGTTTTGCGACGCGGTCGATGTAGCTACGGACGCAATGGCAAAGGGTGCTGCCTTCGTTGATCAGATCAGACGGATGGCCGGGAACCACGATGTACATACCGAAAGCATGGAAGCTATACTTTTTTCGGAGTTCTTCAGCGTAGGCTTTGATGCAGACGGACGTTCGCTCATCCTTGACCAGGTTATACCGTGCCGTTACCGTCTGATGGGCTTCCGTCAGGTTTTTAGGGAAAAGCGTTCGCTTGTTTTCCATATCGGCACCAAGAAACGCCTGCATGGACCAAAGATCGCGAAGGGTTGTTTTGGTTCGGCTCCGATTGGCTTCCAGATAATCGCATATACGGTTTAGTGGAGCATACCGCAAAAGCACGGAAAGCGTCCTTTCCTCCGGCATGCCTGGATGCGACAGCGCGCACCAACGGCGCACATGCTCCGCGTTCGCCGTCACGCCGATTTCCTCAAGCTTTTTGAGTACCTTCAGATCGTCAAGCCCGCCGTCCGTCGTCCTCAAAGCGCGGGAATACCGCATCAGCAGCGCGCGGTCGAAATCGGGGGTGTATCGCATATCGCTGACAAGATCAAGCGCCAGTCTGTACAAACCGCCTTTGACGATCAGTTCCAGCGACGGCATACGGAACCACCGGCGCAAGTAGACATCAGGATAGAACGGCTTGGAAGAATGTTTGGCCAATAGATCAATGGCGGAATACTGCGCCCAGGTTCCGCGAAGTTCCTCGTTCAGCCGGCGGTCATAGAGCGAGGCCGGATGATACGCTTGATCCTTGTAGGGAATCCATGAATAAGGATTGCGGTCGTTATTTTTGTATTGACCCATCTGGAAGGTTTCGACAGCAAGCGCTTTTCCGTCGGTCTGCTTGCTTACCAGCTGGCGAACGGTTTCGCGCCAGGTGGTTTCAACAGCGGTTTTGAGCGTGCTGCCGGGAATGAATTTGCGGAACACCTCAAAGGAGCGAAGAATGAGGGTATCCGCGTCATAGCGCTGGAGGACATGGGCGTATACGCGATTGATAAACGGAATCTTTGGCATACGTCCCTTGGCCATGGCGGTGGCCGCTGTATGACAGGCTGGGCAAACGCATGGTTTGCGATCACGCAGTCCCTCGACTTCCACATGGCTGCCGCAATGGGTACAGTAGGCGGGCTGCCGCGCTTTTCCCGTATACTGATAGACCAGGCAGCGCTCTCCTGACAGCGGAACAGCATCCAGCCATGCCTCAAAATCTTTCGGCAAAGGGCGGACATGGGACATGATGGCGTCGATACGGTCAAGCACCTTGCGATGCTTGCGGTGCAGGCGGTCAGAGGTGATCTGTCGCTGGTGCCGGAGCACCTGATCAACAGGCGGCGCGCCATCGGCATCGGAACGGAAAAAGGCGCTGACGGCCACCATGGAAAGCTGATCCGCGGCTGGTTTCCGAGAAGACCAGCCCCAGAAACCAAGCAGGGAATCCAGCATGGCGGCGCGCCATTTCCATTTCTTTTCCGTACCTTCCCACGAAGCGGAAACAAAGTCGTTTTTGTCAATGAAAGCCCGGTGGGTAAGCGTCTGGCACGCCGCGTCAAAGGCGTCCATTACCAGGAGCTTATGGCCGCGATGAATGCGGACGCGGAAGCAGACGATGCCGGCGTCGGACGAATCGGGCGAAGGAAACGGCCTGGGCTTGGCGACGGGAAGATCAAGCAAGCCTTCTTTACGCATGGTCAAGCCCTCCAAGATCAAACAAGGATAATTGCCCGTCGATCTGCTTACGGTTGAACGGGGGTGGAGCAGGCTTCTTATTCTCCTTTGCTGCCGGGGCGGCGCAAGGCTTTTCAACGTGTTTTTCCGTGCGGACGGCCGGTGTGGCTGCTGTCAGAGCCTTGCTGATTTCCTCGCGGTCGGCCCGAAGGTAGTCCAGGGCGAAACCGTAAACGGTTTCGTCCGGCAGGCCTCCGCTTTTTCCGCTGAGCGCCTTGCGAGCGCGGGAAACGATGTAGCGGCCCATTTCCTGCACGGTACGGTCTTCCAGTTCCGCCTGAGCGGCAAGCTCTTCGTCAAGAACATCGGACAGATGCTTGACGATCAGGAGCATCATTGCTTGATTGTCGGTGAGATTTTTCGCCTGATCGTTCAGTTTGGCGCGTGCGGTATCAATCGACATGGACGACAGCCCCCTTTGGCGCGCTCAGGAGGAGCGGTTGACTGGCTCCTGATGTGTCAAGATAGTAATCCGCGTGGGCCATGATATACTCGTAGCGCTCCTTTCCCTGGAAGCTATCCACCACATGCTGCTCGTCTGGAGCCATGTCCTGGTAGCGCTTCTTGCCATAGCAGGGCGGCAACCAGTTCTTTTTCATGCCGGCGAACAGGTTGAATTTCTCCAGCAGCTCCATATCCTTGAAGACCAGATGGGCCGTACCCTTTTTGTAAAAAGTAACGGTGAAATACTTGGTGTCAATGTTCCTGGCGACGCCGGTCTCTTGGACGCGCCGCATGATGGTATCTACGGAGGTGTCCCACACCGTTCGCCCGCCGTCCAGAAAGTCAAAGACCTTCTCGATGTCGGTGAATTGGCTGACGACGCGCCATGAATCGAACTCGCCGCTCCATTGGCTGTAGGCGTTGTAAAATGGGATGATGACCTTCTTGCCGATGGCAAAGCAGTCGTTGGTCTTCCATCCGTCGTAATAGTGGCGGTTGGGACTATCCTCGCTCCAGCTGCGGGCAGTCCAGCTGTCAAAGAGATTTTCAATGGTGCTCTCGATACCGTCGTTGACTTTGGCCATCGTTTGAATCAGCAGCGTCAGAATGTTATAGGCGGAGAAGTCATAATCCATCAGTTGATTCACATGATCTCTGAGTTCCTCAACGAGATTGCTGGTGAGCTGGCCGGTGATGGTCTTGCTTTCAATGATCTGAGCCCAGTACTTCCGCCGAACCATCCGCAGGTACTGGTTAACGTCCAGATATCCCTCACGGCCATCCAGCGTTGTAACGTGCATGGTGATGGTATTTTTGCTGTATTTGTCCCGCTGGAGCATCTCGGACATGCCGATATACTCCTCGATCAGCCGGATGCCGCAGGCCGCCTCGTAGTCATAGCGGTTGACCCACTCGTCGATGTGGTTGTACCGCACCAGCTCCGCAAACCGTTCCGGCGTCTTACTGGTCTTGTAAGTGGGCGCTTTACGCATGTCCTCCATGATGGTGCTGTCCGCGGGGATCCGGGGAATGTCAATACGGATGACGGCAACCTCAACGTCGGCCTTTCGTTCGGCGTTGGCAAAGGCTCCTTGGATATACTCGACCTGGCCCTCGTATTCCCGGATGGCGCGAAGCAATTGCTTTCGGGGTTCATAGCATGGGTAGCGCAGCGTTTCAGCGTTGAGAACGCAGCGGATCATACCGCCCCGGCGGCGCATCAGGCCGATGGCCTTCAGCAGGTGTTCGGCACCTTGGTCAAAGGGCGGATTCATCAGAATCAGATCATAGCGTTTTTGTGTCTCGAACGTCAGAAAATCGTCATGCACCACCCGATAACCGGCGCCGGACAGGGTATTGCGAAGGGTTGGGTCGATCTCTACGCAGTCGATGTCGGCTTCGGCAACGGCCTCTTTGAGAGAGTGGTCGTCGTATACGCCATAGCCATGCTTGTTTGCATACAGCTTTTTGACTGCGAACAGAGCCAGGTTGCCCTTGCCGGCGCTGGGTTCCAGGACGCTGCTGACCTGTTTCCAGTCAATGCCGCGGATCAGTTTTTCAGCCAGAACCTCCGGTGTGGGGTAAAACGTCTTTTTTGTGCGCTGGTGCTCCACCGCGTCCAGCAGCGTTGCCATGTTACGCATGGTTGTTATCCTTTCTCATGCGGCATAGGCCGCCTGCAGTCGTTTTCGGAGTTTGGCGACAAGCTTGCTGGCTTGCCCCTGCGTAACGCCGAGGGTTTGGGCAATATCCCGTTGCTTGGCGCCGTCCAGCAGCATTCGCGCGATGGTCTGATCCCGGCCTTCAAGGCGGCGGATGTCCTCAAGGATCATTCGCGTTTCCGTTTGAGCTTGTGTATCATCCTTGGCCGGGATGGATTCGCCGAGCGTTACTTCTTTGTGTCCATCGGTGATGGAGCGGTCAAGGCTATCCTTTTTGCGGACGTCGCGGCACTGAGCGTATTCGTTACGGATGGCCATCCGCATATCGTTGAGAATCACTCGGACCGCATAGGTGGAAAAGCAAAAACCGCTGTCGGCTTCATAGCCCATGGCGGCCTTGCACAGGCCGAAACAGCCGATCTGATACAGGTCATCCGCGTCGATGACGGCAGGATAAAACCGTAGCACACGGCGGATAGCAAGGCCCACGAGCCCCATGTTCTGCTCTGCCAGCCAGCGCTGACTATCGGTCATCTGCATGGGAGACCTCCTGACGCTCCACGCGCAAGCCGTACTCGACGGTCTTACCTGTAGGGGTGCGCTTGCGCTTGATCTGGGTGACGGTATAGCCGTTCTTGACGAGGATCCCGGCGACAGCAATGCGGTCTTCCTCCCGGACAATCATGAGGTCAGTCTTCATGGGGCGCCTCCTTTTCGCAGGCCGCGCGGCATGCCGCGCATTTGCGCGGAAATTTACCGCCCTGCAAAAGCTGGCCGTACAGGCGGCAGTTATAGGCCTGCATATGGCGTGCCCAGGAGGCAAGCAGGCAGGGCTTGAGGTTATCGCGCAGGCAATGCGCGCCATCCGGGACGCTGACGATGATGTTCGGCATGGTCAGTCCTCCAAAGCATCAATGTAGTCCGTCATGATATAGCCGTGATTGGTGACGGCCCAGTCTCCGCCGGCGGCGTAAACGGTCACCGCGGCGCCGGATCGGAGCCATGCGCGACGCTCGCCCTCAACGCCCTGGCGGGCCGCGACGCGGCCGTTGGCGCGGATCACGCCGTCAAAGCCTGTGGTATCCACTTCGCCGGAAACCAGATACAGGCCGCAAACCCAGCCTTCGCCCGCCTCACAGGACAGGTCGGCGCAGTGCATCCAGGTGCGCCCCTGGCGGTCGGTTTGGGTACGATCGACGGTCAACGCGTCGCCGGCGTAGACGCGGCCCACCACGTCGGAAGAAGTTGAAGCCTCGGCCCGGATGTTGACCTCATCCCTGCTCAGAACGTACCAGGTGGACGCCTCCTCCGCTAAGGCGTCGGTCGGCTTTGCAGCGGTTAACATGAGCAGGCAGGAAAACAGGAAAACGGGAACAGTCAGCTTTTTCATTGGTTTTTCCTTTCTGGGCGGTGCGGCGAAGAAATCCTATCCCCAAGATTCCGCCTTCCGCTGTGTTATGGTGTGTTTCGGTCAAGGTAGGTTGTGCCTACGGCGAAGGCGGCCCAAACGTCCGCCTTGAAGCCATAAAAGAAATCGGGGTCACGCTTGGTTCCTTTGCCGCTTTTGAAATCATGCGCGGCAAAGCGGTCGATGAGCGCCTGACGGATATGGCTATCCTTAGCGCGGGAATCATGGCAGAGGTTTTGCTTTTCCTCCATGCGGTAGACATAGGCGACGGCGGCGTCAAGCTGGACGGCGGCCTGGGTAAAGCGGCCGATCCACACGCAGGTGTCGAAGACCTCCCGGCCCACCGCCATGCCATAGGACGCGACCATTTCCAGGATCACGGGAACATCCGGCCCCGCCGTGGAAGCCAGGACGTCCAGCAGCTCCTCGTTGGACACTTTGCCAAAGACGCGGGGCTCATAGCTGCCGCCGTCCATGAGCACATAGGCGGAAATGGTATTGCCGGGATCGATGGCGAGAATGTTCATGGCGTTGGCTCCTGTAAGCGATAGTTGCGGTTTTCGCCGGGCGCGATCTGCGCCATGTAGCCGCTGGACAGCTGCTTGACGCGGGAAAAGGTCGCCTCGTCGAAGTTAAGAAGCTCGTCCATCAGCCACTCGGTGGAGATGATGGTTGGCTTGCCGCGGTTATACCGGGCGTTGATGAGCTCGAAGGCCACGCGGATATCGGTATCCTTCACGGCATCCCGATGCTTGCCCGCGACCTTGAACAGATCGTCGATATACAGGACGGAGACGGTTTTAAGGGGGTAGGCCAGATCGTCGAAGGCCTCCGGGTCGTTGGCGTAGCCCTTGAGCTGTCTTGCTTCCTCCGTCCAGAGCATATAGCGCACGGTCACGCCGGCGTCCAGGAGCCGACCGCAGGCGGCGGTGCACAGGTGCGTTTTGCCGCTGCCCGGCGCTCCGCCCACAAAGAGCCAGGGACGTTTGCGCTCTCCCGGTATCAGGACTTCCTCCGTCCAGGCCTGGACGATGTTTTTCATGGCGATTTGGTAAGGCTCCACGGCGCGGAAGGCGTCGAAGGTTTTTTCCCGGACGACGTCCGCCAGGCCGGAGCGCTCCAGGCGCTGTTGCTCCCGTTTGCGAAGCTGGCAGGCGCAGGGGCGGACGCTGCGATCCTCCTGCTCGACCCAGCCGGTATCGCGGCAGCGGGGACAGCTATACAAGTCCTTCGCGGTATTTGAGCTTGCTGACATCAAGCGCAGGTTGTCCTCGATTTTCCGCATGAGGTGTTCCATGTTGTCCGTTGCCTCCTTCCTGCGCTCGTCTGCGTACCCAGGTGCGCACCGCCGCCCGCCAGTCCTTCATGGCTGTCTGCCCCACCTTCCAGCCTTTGGATGCGTAATAATCGCAAAAAACCTGGCCGTCGACGCCCTGGTAGCCCTTTTCGCGGCAATAGTCGTCGACCTCCTGCGGGGAGGGTGGCGAGAAGCGCGGGCACGCGCCCTTCTCTGTTTTGGATTCGGATTCGGATTGGATTTGGATTGGATTGGATTCAGGCTGACAATCCGCTGTCAATTGACAGCAACTCGCTGACAATTGACAGCAATCTGCTGTCAAGCTTTCCGGTGGTTCAGGATACTTTCTCTCTTTGTTTCTCACACGCTGATGTTTCTCCCAAGTAGGGAAGAACAGATAGGGCTTGCCGTTCACCGTGTACAGACACAGCAGGCCGACAGAGGCCAAGTGAGAAATAGCATCTTCTACCGATTTCTTAGTCACGCTGTCCTTTGTTGGAAACAACGCATTCTTCAAGATATTGATCCGTCCGTCATAGCAGCCGTAGTCATCAGCGCTGACCATGAGTCGGTAAAAGACTACCTCCTCAAACCAGGTCAATGAATCTATTTGGTCACTATATTTGATGGAATCTTTCAGAATTCTGTTCGGCATGACGCGGCCCCCTTAAAAGGGCAGCTCGTCGGTTTCCACAGCCGTGAAGCCGCCGGCCTGGGTAACGGCCGATGGTGTGGAAGATCCGCTCGCAGCCTCCGAATCGGCGCGTCCCGACAGGAACTCCACGTCTTCCGCCGTGACCTCCAGAGCCGTGCGGGGTGTGCCGTCATTGCCCTGATAGGCTTTAGCGCGGACCTCGCCGGTGACGCAGACCTTACGGCCCTTGGCCAGGTACTTCTGGCAGATTTCGCCCAGCTGCCGCCAGGCAGCGACGCGGAAGTAGGTTGTGTTTTCCTGGCCGCCGCGGCGCTCGTTGACGGCAACGTCGAAGTTGCACACGCTGACGCCGCTGGGCGTTGTCCGCAGCTCCGGGTCGCGGACGAGGTTGCCGATGAGAATCATCTTATTCATGGTGGCTTCATCCTTTCGGGAGTTTATACAGGCTTACGATCTTCCCGTCGATGGCGACCGTTTCCAGGTGGTATTTGGCCATGAGGGTCTGGTCGCCGTGCTGGTGGGCCTCCTGGTGATGCTCCCGGCAAAGGGGCAGGCAGCGGAGGCCGATATGGTTCATGTGCCGCCTGTCGCCGCCCATGCCCACCCGGTCAACGTGGTGGAGATCGGCCTTTTTGCCGCACACCGCGCATTTTTTGTTCAGCAGGCAGGCATAGACATAGCGCGGAATGTCGTCCACGTTATTGACCAAGGGTTCCCGTGTTGGGATGTCAAACTTGAGGATGCGCTCCACCAAGAAGGCAATGAACTCGCTGGCCTCCTCCATGGTGGCGGAGGAGAGGCGGAAGACGGCCCTTTCGAGGGTCTGCCGCATCTCCTGGTGGTAGGCCAGGCGATGGTCGTCATAGACGCTTTCCTTGCTGTCGCCGGAGAAGGCGGCAATCTCGCCCATCAGGGCCCAGGCCTTGCGCAGCTGCTCCGGCGTCCTGCTCCGACCGTCCGGCAGCTCCACGCGCACCTCGTCGTACCGCTTGGCCACATAGTCCTTGGGGTAGTCGATGCGGATGCTTGCCCCCTCGGGCCCCGCGCTGACGATCCGCCCGGCGACGATCATGACGCCGCCTTCTGAAGATAATACTCTTCAATGGCTTGGAACAGCTTTGACCAATCGTCATCAGTCATCTTTTTGCTGCTTTTGTCCGTCACGATGCCTTTGCTGATCAGGTCTTTTCGATACTCGTAAAACTGCTCCAAAGAGAGATTGTGACACTTCAAGAAAGCATTCACTGGCGTTTCCTTTTTGTATCCGCTTTTATAGTCGCCTTCTTGTTGACCATCTGTCGCTTCGCTCTTCTTCCCTGCACTATCCGGATGCCCATGATGGCCATCAACGTCTGTACCTCCATTCACCGGATTGCTTGCCGGAGGGGTACTCGCGTCCGGGTCGTCCATGTCCTCGGTGGGGATGCAGAACACCTGGAACAGCGCGTACTTATAGGCAATGGCCATGGCCTTGTTGCTGGCCTTGTCGCCGCTGTCCATGCCCTCACCCAGGGTGATGGCGTCCACATGGCTGCCGTCAGGCGCGAAGAAGGAGAAGCGCATTTTCAGCAGGCTGTAATTCAGCTGCCCCCCGCTTGTGGTGGTGCGGTGCTCCCGGGTCTGCTCGAGGACTTCCGGCACGGTGAAGACGTGGTGCTTCACCAGGACGGGGTTCATGGCGTTCATCACGTCGTCAATGCCGCGGAACTTGAACTTCTGCTGCTGGTTGTAGTTGTTCTTGCCGACGGCTTCCATGTCGGCCATGATGCGCGGGATGGCCTCATAAATCTGTTCAGGCATGGTCGTTTTCCTCCTTGGAAAGGCTGATCTGGAAGACGGGTTCCCGGGCGACGGCCTTGACGCCGGGGACAAACTCGCCGGTCTCGGCGTCCACCGCTTCACCGCTCGGTTGGAAGATCAGGCGCTTTTTCACATCGTCCCACGCGATGGATTCCTTGATTTTGACGGCGGCGGGGCAGGACACCTTGGCCCATTCCAGCAGCGCCTCATCGTCCCGGTCATAGGAGGGCCGCTGTTCCTTGCGTACCAGCTTGCCGGCTGGAAGCTGGTAACTCTCCTGCGTCCTGCTTGCCTTGTGGGGGACGGTGGCAAAGTACCGCTCCAACAGGGCGGAGAAGTACGCCTCCGTGCGCTCGTTGGCGGCCTTGATCTTGTCCATCTGGCCCTCGTAATAGGCATACCAGCGGTCGGTATCCTCCCGGGCGGCCTTGATCTTGCTAAGGGCCCAGTTGGCGGTCTGGTCGTCGGTGATGGCAAAGGTGTCGCTGAAGATGTCCTGCGGGGCGTCGCATTCGGGATCGTATCGGTACGTTTCCATGGTTTCCTCCTTATACTTCGCACCAGCGCTGCCATGCACGCTGGACGCAATCGTCTTCAAGGGAAGGGACTTTGTCCCCGACTGAGGGGATGCAATCCTCAGGCTGCACCCCGATACCCAGCACAGGCAAAAGCCTGGGATGGGCGAGGTTACGATAGGTCGTTTCTCTTGGCTCCCGGAGGGTTGCCCTTCGTGGCCTGGGAAGCGCGGGTTCCGGGTCGGGCGGCGTGCGCTGGCAGTCGCAGCGTTCGCCGGGATCAAGGTAGGCCCCGCAGATGGGGCATTTACGGTAAAGCATGGCGGCCTCCTTATTCGCTTGCTGCGGTGTCGTCGCGAATCTGTTCCCTGGCAAGAGCAATCGCCGCACGGTAGGCGCGCCCGTGTCTGCTGTCACCGTGGACGGACGTCACTCGCTGCTCAAAATCGTCGATGGATCCGTGGAAACATCCGCAGGTTACTTCAATACCGTTCTTGTCGCGGAAAAAAGTTGTTGTACCATTCCGGCTCCCGATCGGGCCGACAGTCATGCAATCGTAACATAGCTCAACCCGCGCATCGCCGCACACCCGCGCGTCGCCGCATACCCGCGCGTTGTCGTATACCCAAGCGTTGTCGTATACCCAAGCGTTGCCGCATACCCGCGCGTTGTCGTATACCCAAGCGTTGTCGTATACCCAAGCGTCGCCGTATACCCGCGCGTCGCCGTATACCCGCGCGTTGTCGTATACCCAAGCGTCGCCGAATACACGCGCGTTGCCGTATACCCGC